GACACTCTCCTTTGCTCTCCTGCAATATGACTCAACAAGAATTATCCCCCCAATTGACGGCTGATGAATCATGGGCGTTTCTCAAACAAGCCATCCTTGAGAATCTGCCGGTAATCCGTAAGAACCTGCATGGTCACGTCCAGCTCCGCTGCCATATGCCAGGTGTCGCCGTCCCACAGCTCTTCGGACATGGCAAACTCGGCCGGGCTTATCAGCATCAACGCCGTCTCGCGACGCGCCCTACGCTCGCACTTCACGCCGAACCGCGTGCCGCAGCCGAGATCACGGTACTTCGCATGCACAAGCTCATGGCATAGGGTGCAGAGCCTCTGCCGGTCGTTCAACCAATCCGCAAGCCATATCGTGTTCAACCGGTCGCAATACAGGCCGCAGGTGGTGCCGGGAATATCGGATTCCAAAACCTTCAAACCCATGGCTTCGGCCTGACGTTCCAAAACGTCGATGGTGATTCGAGGCATTGTTCCCTTCGTATTATTAGGCGGCGGCATCACGAGTGAATACCGCCGCCATATTCATTGCTGTCGTCAGTCTTCAGGTGTTTCGGCTTCGAGTCTCGCGTTCGGATCGTCGTTCGCGGCCATGTCGAACTCTTCACGGTAGATGATCGGACTGTTCACCCAGTCGGCGTCAGCGTTTTCCTTGAGACGGCGTGCGAGTTCCTGAAGTAGCTCGTCATTCGAAGCGTCATGCAGCCTTGCGACGGTCCTTCCGTTAGCCATCTCGTCGGCTCTTATATATCCGAACTCAACCAGAGCCTCTACAGGGGACTTGTGGTAGGCGCGGGCAATAAGAATGACGTTCTCGGCGCTGAACCCAAGGGCATTGTTGTATTGCCTCCAAGCGGTTGTCTTGATGATTCCCGCTTTGAGGGCTACTTCGGCGATGGTGTCGTCTTGGACTGTTTCTTTGAACCATGTTTCTTTGCTCATGGTTTCATTATGCAACCAAAGTGGTTGCAAGTCAACACGCCGAGCGAGTTGCGAAATAAAAAAACCTGTTGCATGATGTAACCACAAGTTGCAAAAAGAAATTCAAGGTTGCGAAAGGAATCACTGATGGCTGAATACAAAATGCAGTTCCGAGACGGCTTCCTAGACCGAACCAAACAAATGAGCGGCCTCAAAACAGACGAAGCCTTCGCCGGAGCAATAGGAGTCAGCGAAAGCGTCCTAGCCAGAGCCAAAAAAACCAACGAATGCACACCACTCATGCTCATAGGACTCTACAAAGCATTCGGCTTCCAACCCGGCGAAATCGCACAAATCAAACAAACCGCCTAACCACACACGTCAAGGGAACCACAATGAAAATCACCACACCTCAAGGCATCCTCGAAGGCGACAACATCGAAGCCATCGTCAGAGAATATGGATTCGACTGCCTGTGCGGTGCCAACCTGCATGGTGCCGACCTGAGCTACGCTTGCCTGCATGGTGCCGACCTGTGCGGTGCCAACCTGCATGGTGCCGACCTGAGCTACGCCAACCTGCATGGTGCCAACCTGTGCGATGCCGACCTGCGCGGTGCCGACCTGTGCCACGCCGACCTGCGCGATGCCAACCATGTAGAACTCAGCATCGCCAAAACCAGCATCCTCCCGGACGAAGGCGACATCATCGGCTGGAAAAAAGCCATCACACTCGACGGAGCGCCCATCATCGTAAAACTTCTCATTCCGGCCGACGCGCAACGCTCCAACGCCACTGGCCGCAAATGCCGCGCCAGCACAGCGCGAGTGCTCGACCTGCAAGACAAGCAAGGCAACAGCCTCCCGCCAGACACCACGGCGTACAGCTCATTCGACCTAGACTTCACCTACCAAAAAGGCGAAACCGTGCACGTCGAAGACTTCGACACCGACCGGTGGGACGAATGCGCCACCGGCATCCACTTCTTCATCACCCGCATCGAAGCCATCGAATACTAGGAGACTCCAAATGAACAATGAAATCCAGCGATTCGAGTTCAAGGGTGCATCATTACGCGCCCTGACCGACGAAGCGGGGGAGCCTTGGTTCGTCGCCAAGGACGCATGTGACATCCTCGGCAATGACACAAATCATCTCCGCGAAGCTCTTGATGATGACGAAATCACAAACCTCCGTAATTCGGAGGTTTGGAATCAGCCAGGGCGTGCGCCTCTCATCATCTCTGAGCCCGGCTTGTACAAGCTCATCATGCGCTCGCGTAAGCCGGAGGCGAAGGAGTTCCAGCGTTGGGTGACGCATGAGGTGCTGCCGTCCATTCGCAAGCATGGCGCATACATGACCCAGCAGACGTTGGACAAAGCGCTCACCAGCCCGGACTTCCTGATCCAGCTCGCCACCAAGCTGAAGGAGGAGCAGGAGAAGGTCAAGGAACTGGAGCCGAAAGCCAAGGCGTTGGATGACTTCACGAATATTCCCGATGCTCTGCTTGTCCGTGACGCAGCGAAACTCCTAAGCAACGATTCCAACATTCAGATCGGTGAGCATGAGCTGCGCCAATGGCTTGTGGATAACGGTTGGATTTACCGGCAGCCTAACCAGTCGTGGTGCGCGGCGTCAAGTCGCGTGAGGCAAGGCCATATGGTCATGGTGTCCTCCCGTTCCCACGGAATCCACAAGGATGGCACGCCATTCGCCTATCCGCCGACCCCGAAGCTGACACGCAAGGGATTGGCGCTTATCCACCAGCGGTTGTCCGAACAAAGTTTCGAGCGAGTGCTTGACGCGGAGGTGGCGGCATGACGTTGTTGAATCCTCCGGCGCCACCGCATGAGTTCGTTCTTGACGAGGGTGGGCACTGCGTCTTCCGTATCAATGATCGGAAAGGCGGGTCAATCGTTGAAAAAGATGGACTCAAGACGAGCATGTTGTATGAGGTTCCCGAATCGAAACTGGCTGCGTTCATCCAATGGGCTTCCGACGTTCACGGTCAATCACGATAGGAGACAGTAATGGAAGACGATTACAAGACCCGCATGGTCGAAGAATACCACGAACTCAAAGAACGCATCAGCCGACTCGATGATGTCGTCACCAGATACAAGAGGGGAGAGCTTGAGTTCAAGCCGAAATGCCTTGGCGGCATGACCATCGCCCAACTCTACATCATGCAAGACTACCTGTACATCCTCTTCGACCGCATCAAAGCCATGGGCATCAGCCTCGACTCCGACGACGAGCCTAACGAAAAGCCACTTCCACCGGAGCCACAGTCGCATGGCCTCTTCATCCCACGCGACGGCAAACCATACCTGATTCTCCATGACGAGAACGACACATGGTCATACGTGGTGAACACGCCTGGCGTCATGTGCAAAATCAACGCTTGGCGTGAATTATCCTACGATGGCGACTGGTTCAGTGGATACCTTAACTGGGAGCAGCTGGTCGAAGACCTCCAAGATTCAGCCTTCCCACTCATCCCACTGAACGCCTCAAATATGCCGGCAATCGCCAAGGCGCTCGCCGACAACGACTGATTCTTCCCCATCCGCCTGCAACCCGGATGGGGACCCATAAGCTTCGCCAGCCACTCCGATAAACAATCAAACAGTGGAAAATTGAACGTTTATCGAATATCCACGTTCACCGGCTGGCAAAGATGGAACATCCCATGATGTTCCATGCCGTGGCGAAACACATCCAAACGAACCGTCACAAGCGTTTGCATACACGCGCCGCCACGGCAATCGTCCAAGCCCACGCAGTGGGAACAGGAACCGTACCACAAGACCATCGTCAATCGAACCAGACACCACATCTTCTCCTGTACTCAAAGGTATACGACGATGATCTCGAACGGCTCGCGGTCCGAATCCGCGCTTGGACGCCAGCGGCATGACGTCAACGCCACCCATCGGGACGAAGTTTTTCACTTGGTTTTCTCCGCCCCGCATCGGGAACGATGGTCGGCCAGACTGGGTTTCCTTATTTTCCCAGTCGCCCCGCACACCCTTTTGCGAGCCAACCGTCCAGCGTCATACCGCAACCCGCCTACACCAACCACCAATCCAAGGAAGGAACACACACAAATTGACGGCACCCATCATCTTCGAAGACGGCATCCTCACCAAAGACGAGGCAATCGCCTTCACAAAAGTAGGAAAGAAAACATTCGAAGACCTGTACGGGCCCCTCGGATACCAATCAGGCCAAAACAAACTCTTCACAAAAAAGGAACTCCTACTCCGATTCTACGAAATCAAGGACCAAGCAAAGGAGATCAAACGATGACCACCAGACGACTAGTCACACCGAAAGACGTGCGCGACAGACAATTCCGACTCTCGTTCCCATTCATGGGATACGACGCCAACCAAGTTGACGACTTCCTAGACGACTGCGCGCTCACCATCCACGCCCTCTGGAACGCAAACCGGAAACTCGCCACGGAAAACAGACGACTCCAACACGAGAACCAAACCCTCAAAACCGACGTGAGCTTCTACAAGCTCGCGGTAGACACCATCGAACACCAAACAAAGGAACAACAATGACCAACACTCCCGAATACGACTTCAGCAGCCTCCGCCCCGACGAACTCAACTCCACCATCGCCGGACTCACTGCACTGAACAAACGAAGCGCCGAAGCCCTCAAAGCCGCAAAGGAAGAATGGCGGCGCTCTCATGACGGCGGCGATAATGAGCGCGCCGTGTTCGCCGGACTGGATGCGGGTGAAATCAGTCTCAGCAAAGGCACCGAAGGCCATTACGAGGTCGTTGACGAGCGTGCGTATGGTGCCATGCTGCATGACAGCAAGTTCCTCATCCCAGGTGGCAACGATGCTGCGGAGGCCGTATGGATGCCACGCCCCGAAGCGAAGTCGGAAGCCTATCTGAAGGACATGATCTCTGACCATGACGGCGAACTCCCGCCCGGCGTCGAGTTCAAGCCGGGACGCGCCCAGACCGTCACGCTTCGCACCACGAGAGGATTCGTGGACAAGGCGTTCACCAGCGAGATAGCCCCGAAGATGTTCAAGATGCTCACTTCGACCAAGGAAGAGTAGCCATGTGCAAAAGCCTTACCATCACCAACGAGCAGGACACTTGGAGCCGCGCCCAGCTCGCGGCACTGTCCCAGCTTGGAGTGCAGAACGCGCAGCCAGCCGACTTGGCGGTGTTCCTGCATCAATGCCAGCGTACCGGACTTGACCCTTTCAGTCGTCAAATCTACCTGATCGAACGCCGTCAGAAGCAAGGCAACGAATATGTTTCCAAGCAGACAATCCAAGTCGGCATTGACGGTTTCCGTCTCATCGCCCGTCGTGCGGCGGACAGGAACCATGAACTGTTCAGCTTGCCGGAAACCCTCTGGTGTGGAGAGGATGGCGTCTGGCATGACGTGTGGATCGCCCAGACCCCTCCGGTCGCGGCGAAGGTCACCGTCCGTCGAGGAGAAGGCGAGTTCACCGGCGTGGCCCTCTACAGGGAATATGTCGGAACCCGTTACGACAAGAATCTCCACAGGCAGGTCCCCACCAGCATGTGGTCTTCGAAACCGGTGACCATGATCGCGAAATGCGCGGAAGCCCTCGCATTACGCAAGGCGTTCCCGCAGGATTTGAGCGGCCTGTACACGACCGACGAGATGCAGCAGACCAACAACGAGACCGAAGAGGAAATGGTCGAAGCCGAAGTGGTTAACGAGCAGCCACGCCAGAAGCCACGGCAATACGCTCCGCAGGTCCGTCAAGGCCAGCCGGAGCAGACCGCCGCCCAGGCCCCACCCAACGGTCCGGCCAGTCCCGACCAGTTGAAGACAGTCACCGACATCCTCCGCGCCTGCCAGATCAAACCGGATGAAGCTGACGCGTTCATCCAGAAAATCCTCCACGACCAGACGGTCACAAGCGTAAGCCTCACGGCAGTGCAGGCACAAACATTCATCAACGAATACCACAAGCACATGCAGCAGCAAGGAGCAGCACAATGAAATACAACCCGAAGAAACTCACCTATGGCGACGCGCTTAGAATCGCGACCGCCAACATGACCGTCACCGTCGAAGACGAAAACGGACAGCACGTCACCGGCAAGCTGAAGCACATCGGCCCGAATGACGCGCTCGCCGGTGACAACCTTGCGCTCCGTGATCTCATAGCATTGGCGCTCATCATCACGGACAACGAGTATTTCGTCGTCCGAGATGATGAGGGAATCCTATGCCCGGCCATCAGATTTGACCATGACCTGAACGTCACCTGGAATACGATCATCTCCATCGAAGAGAATCCCGACGACGGCGAGGAGCTGGACTTCGCCGAATGGAAGACGAAGCTCGTCAAGGACGAGACCCCCACCGCCGACGTGGACAAGCCAACCACCGACACCCAAGCGGAGGAGTGGGAGAAGCAGCTGCCCAAAGCCAACGGATTCTACAAGGCCGCGACCGGCAGCGTATGGCTCCACACGGGCGACACTTGGACGCCCATCCTGAACCATCACGGCAACGTTCCGCCGCACGCCTTGCAGCAGACCACCGAGGCATTCGCCGTCAGCAGCGGCCATTCGAAACGATTCCCGTTCGAACGCCTCAGCGAGAAGAAACTGCCTACCCGTCCGGGCTTCTACCGCAACAAGGACAAGACGAACCTGTACCACCTCGACAGTTGCGGCGTGTGGAAGCTCATCGCCTACATGGGACCGGACTTCGACTCGCATTCGTTGAAGGACCCATGGGAATCGCGGTTCATTCCGGTGTTGAGCGGCGAGGTCATGTCCGAGAGACACGTCCGAAACGACATGCCTCTCCACTACTGCACGCTCGGTCTCAAACAACCGAAGGAAGCGGACTGCGGAGGCGAACTTTGAACATCACCAGACGAGCCGGATGCACGTGCGCATACTGCGTGCGTCACGATCCAGTCAAGACGGGACTCATCCCATACTGCCGCAAATGCGGCAAAAGCACTTGCGCCGCAGCACGAAGCCACATGATCATGTGCAACGTCGAAGCGGCCAACAGACACAAGACGGCCGACTGTCTCAAAAACATGAAAGCCAAAGACCAGCAAGGATGGGTCGGACTCGAAACCCATCCACGACACGACAAGGAGAACAAGCAATGAGCACTCCGACCATCATCCTCGTGGGACGAATCGTCAAAATCAAAAAGGACGGCAACCTGTTCAACGCCGGAACCACGAAGAACGGCAAGAACTACATCCAGTTCCGCATCCTCTGCTCCAACAGGGTCAAGAACCCGGACGGCTCATGGGGTTACGGCGCATCCTGCTCACGCACCTGCGAAGCATGGAACGATCTCGCCACGCACATCCAGAACAGCATCAAGGAAGGCGACGAGTACATCGTCATCGGCAATGAGTCCGATGAGCGTTTCGATGATTCGTCCGGCGTCACCCACTACACGCAGAAGGTCAACGTCCGCGAGATCGGTCCGAGTCTCCGATGGGGCACCGCCCAACTGGTGAACGCAAACCAGCAGTACGGCCAACGCCAGGCCGCATCCGCTCCCGCTCCCGCCATGCCGCAGCAGGCAGGCCCCGACCCGTGGGGTGGCAGCGGATTCGACGGATTTAGTCAGCCGGCAGGAGAACCGGCGTTCTGATGCCACGCAACCGACAGTCGGCCAAAAAAGCCGGAACGGCAATGGAAACGGCGGTGGAACACTACCTGCAATGGGCGTTGAACGACCAACGCATCATCCGCCGCCGTCTCCACGGCAGCAACGACCTAGGCGACATCGCGAACATCTTCTTCCACGGGCAGCCGGTATGCGTGGAAGTCAAGAACACCAAACGCCTCGACGCCACGAAACACTACAACGAAGCGGCTGAGGAGGCCGGAAACCTTGACAGCCCCTACCCGTGGGTCGTTCAGAAGAAGCCACGCGTCGGCCTGTCCACGCTCGAACGAATCGGCCAACAGCTCGCATACACGGATTCGGAAACCTACCACACCATGTGCGCGTTGTCCGGACGGTTCACTGAAAAATTCGACATCGACCTCATCGGGCGGAGCAGACAATACGTCTGCATCACCTTGGAGAACCTAGCCCTCATCCTCAACGACGGACTGCCACTCGGACCGGAAGGACAATCATGACCGCGATAGTCGCCATATGCGCCCTCGTCGTCAGTGCCATCGGATTCTTCATCATGCTCGGCTCGTTGAACCTCATCGACCGTAACAGTCCGTCAGGCGACTGGCTGTGGATATTGGGCATGACCCTAGTGGAAGGCGGTGCGATAACCATCCTCACCGACATCGGGATAGGACTCATGACATGACGGGAGAATCTGAAGTGAGGGACGGCTACACCCGACTCGACAACGGATTCTGGGCCGACGCGAGGATATGCAGACTCCGCGACGAAATGCCAAGAGCGGCGCTCATCTACGTCATGGCATTGAGCTGGTGCAGCTGCAACCTCACGGATGGAGACATCGACACCGACCAGCTGACGTACACGCTTGGCGCATCCGAACAGGAGATCGAAACCCTCATCGACCTCGGCCTGTTCCAACAGACCATCACCGGCGTGCGCATCAACGAATACCAGTCGAACGGGAACCACACCAGAAAAGAACTGGCCGACCGGACGGCCCGCAACACGGCAAGCAAACGCCGAAGCCGCGCACGACAGGCATCCGACGACAAGTATTCCGCCGATTTCGAAACCTTCTGGAAAGCGTATCCACGACACGTTGACAAGCGTCCAGCCTGGAAAGCATGGAAGAACGCCATCCAAGACACGGGCGCGGACACCATCATCAACGGCGCCCGAGCCTATGCCAGACAGGTCGAGATCGAAGGAACCGAACCCAAATACGTCAAATACGCGGCCACATGGCTCAACGCGGCGGGATGGGAAAACGAATACGACATCCGACCAACCCTCACCCTCCGCACCAATCCGACCATGATGAGCCGCAACGAATCGAACCGCATGGCGAACCTCAACAGGGCATGGCAGTACATGAGCGACGAGGAACGCCAACGGGCGATGGGAGGAACAGGATGATAACCAAAGGAGAGGCCGCGATGCTGCTGACCGCGATCAACGCGCATCACGGCAACGCCCAATGGGACGACCTGCAATTGGACGAGTTCTACCGCGAACTCGACAAGCGCAACAACATCCAAGACATGCGGACGGCGGTCGTGAGATTCTATGCGACCAAATCGGACAAGTGGATGCGTGCCGCCGACATCAACATCCTCTGCAAGAAAATCCGCGCAAGCCGGGTTCCCGACGAGAACACCATCCAACAGCTCGCCGCCAAGCATCACGTCACGGCGGACGACTATTGGGAGTTCAAACGTCGCGTCGTCTTCGGCACCGCGCGGGAAGCCCAAGAGTTGGGCGAAGCAGTCAGCAAGGCCCTCGAACAGGCCGACCGTCCGCAAATCGCATCCAAGCCCATCGCACGCCAGCCAACCGTGGACGACGATCTGGGAGACCTGTTCAAAACACCATGAGCAAATGGAAGGAAACCAACAAGTACGGCATCCACGAAAGCAAAGCCGCCTACTGGCGGTACACGCGGCGAAGGGACAAGGAAGCCGAAATCCTCAAGGAACTCGAACCCAATCCGCCAACGCATGTGGACCTGACTGGATTCGAAGACTACATCCAACGATTACGAGAACCGAAGGAGCCAACAATGGATGACAATTTTCTCATCTGGTTCGATGTCGAAACCAGCGGACTCGACCCAATGTCCGACAATCTACTGGAAGTCGAAGCCAGAATCACCGACATGAAGGGCCTTCAGGTGCCACTCAACGACGACCCCCTGATATTCCATAGGGTCATCCGTTTCGATGACAACACGCCAATCCGCGCGTTCAACAGCACGACCATCGACATGCATTCCAGAAACGGACTCATCAGCGAATGCATGAACGCGGAAGACACGCTCAAAAACGTGGACAAGCAGATGGCCGTCTGGCTCATCGACACGGGCCTCGACCCCGGTCTCATGCATCCAGCCGGAACCAACGTCCACTTCGATATCCGATGGCTCGACGTGAACATGCCCAACACGAGCGGCATCCTCCACAAGCTCAGCCACCGGCGACTCGACCTCACCAGCTTCCGCCTCTTGCGACTCGCCCACGGCGGCGACCCATACGATCGCGGACACGAAACCACGCATCGCACAACCGACTGCCTCAACCGAGACATCTCCGAATACAAAACCATCAGCAACCAGCAAGGACAGTGAAATGACCCTAGAAACCCTCGAAATCCAGCCGCTCACCCCAAACGCCACAGTCACCCGCGCCCACGACGCGGACGCCGGACTCGACCTACACTGCATCGAAGACTTCCACATCGACGGACTCGACCGCATCACGGTGGGAACCGGCATCGCGATCAACCTGCCCGAAGGCTACATGGCACGAGTCTGCCCACGTTCCGGCCTTGCCAGGAATTACGGCATCGACATCCTCGGCGGCATCATCGACGCCGGATACCGTGGCGAGATCAAAGTCATCCTGCATAACACATCCACCAGCCGCATCAACTTCCGTTGCGGCGACCGTATCGCGCAACTCGTCATCACGCCGGTGGAAACCCCCAGAATCCGCAAGGTCGTCGAATTCACCGACACGACGGAACGCGGGGGAAACGGATTCGGCTCGACCGGACGATGAACGACAGGAACCAGCCATGAAACGAAACGTCTACACCATCCACGGACAACGATTACGAAACACACAAGCGTCAATGCTTGTCCACATCGTCGAAACGCATCGAATGCCATCATCCGCGGCCTATGCGAAACCGTTGGTCACGTTGGGTTCCCTCATCGACAGGAATCTCATCATCCCCCTCGCGGACGGCACCTACAAGCCGACCAAGCAAGGCATCGAGACCGCCGACGCGATCAAACGATTAGACAAGGAAGAGCCAACACGACGGCCAAACATCGTTCAACGTGGCATCAACCGAAACTTCAACAAGTACTGGAACGACTACTACTCGCATCCACGCACATACGAATACCACCCGACATTGGAAACAATCTGCGAAAGGAACCGATGATGCAGACACTCAGCCCGAAACAGCAGGAAATGCTCGCTGACGTGAGCAACATGCAAGGCCAATATCAGGCCGTCAATAACCAGACAGGCAGGGCACTGCTCCGCAAGAAGCTCATCCGTCAAGTGAACGACCGGTTCGAGACAACCAAGGAAGGCGAACGACTGCACATGGAAATCGTGAACCAGGCATTCGAGAAAGCAAAGATGGTGCTAAATGACTGACAACATAAACCCAAGCCACTATAAGGACGGCCCATTCGAATGCATCGAACTATCCAGTTTGCTCAGCTTCGACTGGGGTAACGTAATTAAATACTGCTACCGGTGGCGCGACAAGAACGGTGTCGAAGACCTCAAGAAAGCACTCTGGTATGCGAAGCACGCAATCGATAACAACGTGCCGTTCCTTGCCATGTACCTCGGGCCGGACAACGACATTATCACAGCCAGACCCATCAGGCTTCTCGGCATTCTAGAAGCCGAGAACTGGGCCGATCTCGAACCATTCTGGAATGAAATCAAGTGGGGATGTTACAAGAAGGCGGTCAAAGTGCTGGCCGACAAGATCAATGAAATCGAAAAGGATGGTGAGTGATGAACCGGGACCGGGTAATCATCGTCGCGATTATCTGCATGACGATTATCTTCATCGCGTCCACCGTATCGCCAGCCGGTTCCAGCGGGAAAACCGGCGCGGGATTCCAGATGGAAACCGTCAAGACCGGTGACGTGACATGGGCGTGCTTGAAGCATAACGGCGAATACATCGGCTGCAACACGGTGGAGACGGTCAAATGAATGTTTTCGCAGGCAAGACCGGCTACATCGTCTGGCCGCAAGGAGATACGGGAGTTCACACATGCCGCGTGTACGACTCACTGGATGAAGCTGTGGGCGCGGCACGTTCCAAAGCCGACTTCCACCACAGGGCGTATGAGGTGCGTACCGCTTATGAGAGTCCGGCAAGAACCATCAGAACAATCAACCCAAGGAGACACCAATGAGCGACAGAGTGAAAGTCGGCACGAGCAAGGTCACGTTCCGTGTGCGCGCGTTCGACTATCCGCAGATTGAGCTTGCATCCGTCGAAGTGGATGTGCCGATGTACACGAAGGCGGACAACAAGCTCGACAACATGCAGCAGGGACATGTCACGGCGGACGTGCCGGACGGTTTCAACGAGAAGGTCAAAGACGCATTGCATGTGTTCGCGGACACTCTACAGGCATCGTTCAACGAAGAAGGAGAGCGAAATGTTGAGAAGCATTGATTTCAAAACAATGCCTTATCTATTCACTGACAAGGCTGGCACTTGTCTGACCGTGGAGTTCGACGGGAGGGAACTGGATGACATCTACAAGCAGGTGAAGGCCATGTACGATCAGGCGCATTCGTCTGATGACATGCCCACCGAACCGGGCTGGTATGTGACTCGGGATGGTGAAGACCTGTTGAGCTATGACGGTGACGCATGGCATATCCACAATCTCGGTGGTGCGGAACCGTTCGTTGACGGGGATTTGGAAACAATGGACTGGAGTGTGGTCAAACGCACGTTCGATGCTGACGCTTTCCCGCTGATACCAGTGAATCTTAACGATACATCTCGTGCGGAGCGTCGGTTGACCAACCTCACCAACTTTTTGCACACGCTCATTCATGAGTGTGAGACAGTGCGGGACAACCCATCTTCCGACAAGCATACGAAAGACATCGAGAATGCCGTCTGCGGGACGGGAATCAACTTCGGCAAAGACCTGCTCGCACGATTGGAAAACGGGGTGTTCGACCATGAATGTGCATGAAAGCCTATCCGACTGGCGGTCGCTGCCCATGAGCATGCTCGACGGGCATAGGGCGATAATCCAACTCAACGAAGGCACGATCATCGACGGGTATCTGAGATACGTGCCGTCGAAACTCCGCAAGGAATTACGAGGCGCGACGGAAGGAATCTGCGAATCATTGATGGTTGAAGGCGTGTACCAGCCGGTCATCATCAGCGTGAACGCAGGCGGAAAGCATGTGGTTGATGGCGTGAAGGCATTGAACATACTCAAGGAGGTGAGCGCATGAGCGACCAATACGCGGTCAGCATCCGTCATAGCTACACCATGCCGGATGAGACATTCTATGGATATGAGCTGGTCTTATGGCATTGGGACGTGATCGAGAACACTTGGCTGTTTCGTGCGACACGCGAATACCCAGTATCCAAGACCGTCTCACGGAAACAAGCGTTGGAACAGGCGCTTTACGACGCTGAGGAATTGGCTCGAATCTTCCAATGCAAAAACTATGGAACCAACGAAGAAGGAATGTGGGGAGGCCGTGAGTGATGTTCGGGCGTAAGAAGAAGCCCCAGCCCAAGAGTTATCTTCGATGCCCTTACTGCGGTGACGCGCCAATAATAGTTAGCGGCAAATGCACATATCACAATCCACGTCATACCGTCTACCGGTACGAGTGCGTATTGAAGTGTCTTCAAGGCGAGGTCTGTCAGACTGCCGAAGATGCGTTCAACTCGTGGATACGCGCTGTCGCACGCTATTACGACGCCGAGAGTGCGATAAGACAATTCTGCGAGCAGAAGAAGGATGAATGATGTGCGTGAGACTCGGCTTCATTAAACCCGGTTATGCAGAGGTCTACTGCGCCCATTGCGGTTATTGCATCGGATATGTCCACCGCGAAGAGGTGATCGTGTCCACGAACCTCGATACCGAGCGGCAAACCACTGTGAACAGGTGGTTTCCGGAAACGAATGATGGCGACGCATGGAGCAGGGCGCATGGCGGCGGCTTCGCGGATAGGACCGATGAAGAATCCAATCGACTGTTCACGTCCGGCTGGGCCACTCGCGGTGAGGCTGTGAGAATGCTCAAATGCTTGGACTGCGAGGAGAAGACAACATGAGTCTGGATGATGTTTGCTGGAATATTTCAAGCGTGTTCATCGTCATCACCTTGGGAGTGATAGCGATACTCTGCGTACTCACGCTATTAGGCGTGTTCGTATGCATCTTCGACCATGACGATAAGAACGATAAGAGCAGTAAGGAATAACAATGGCGACGAACGTGACTGAGAAAGACAAGACACTGCATGAGGTCATCGACTTTCTGCAAAAAGAGTGGGATGCAGCTAATAACGCTTCTGATAATCCAGACGAAGAAGTGTACGACTTTTACGACGGAATGACGACGGCTTACGAGCATGTAATCAATTACTGCCGTCACATGCTCGGCTATTCCGGCACCATGCCTTCCGAGGTACCCAATCAAAGCGAGGACGCGAAGGAATAGTTATGTGGTTCAAACGCAGACGCAACGAATATGGGTGTCCAATGTGCGGCAGACTACCAGTAATCAAGGCATCGCAAACGGAAAAATACCACGAGAGCCGCAAAGTAAGGACAACACTCACAGTCTACCGGCTCCAATGTCCACGTGGACATATCTCTACCAGCTGGTTCAGCCACGCCGCACTCGCAAGCAGGCAGTGGAAAGAACTCGTGGACGAGTACAAGGGGAAGGATACGAAATGAGCGCGTATCCGTCTTATCGAATCCGTCAGCAAGTGCTCAACATGGATGCGATAGGATACGATGCCAACGAGATCAGCCGCCTGCTCGACATCGACAAGCGGCTCGTGCTCGACATCGAATCCCACCGGCTCCAACAAGACGACCATCCGCAACAGGATACGGAACAGCCAACGCTAATCTGACACACACACTATACTAGACAAGTCGCCCAACGGTTGCAAACAAAGGGTTGAGGCAACAAGACCAAACACACCCAAAACGCAACCAAGGAGCCAACACTTGACGCAAACCACATGCGCGGCATGCTGGAAAACAACCGACGACAAGCATATCCTCTGCACATCCTGCGAAACCCAACTCCAATTCGATCTGCAATGGTTCGAAAACCACCTGCAAGACCTCGAATGGCGCACAAACCGCATGGACAAGACAGGCAACGGCGGAGGCGGCGGACATAACGGACTCGCCACCTCCCCGGCACCATTACGCGAAACCGCGTTCGAACTCATCGAAGGCAACGGCATGGACGACATTCCAAGCCTCCGTGACATCATCAACGAATACGCGCGATGCCTGAACGTGACCGCCCCATACGACAGGAAACTCGAAACACTCATCCGCAACATCCGGCTCACCGACAAGTGGAAGACCAGCAAGGCGACACCAACCTACGCGCGAATCATCCACCGTATCCGACGCAAGGCCCAGGAACTCCTCGACTTCACCCTCGAAGACCAGATCATCATCGGCGAATGCCCGACCGACGACTGCCATCGCATCGTGAAAGTCATTCCAAACGCCACGTTCGCGCCGAAATGCCCCGACTGCGGTCAAGTGTATCCGGTCTCCGCCATCCGTGAGAACAGGCGACGCAAACTCCTCGCCACGCACATTACCGGCACGCAGACCGAAATCCGCAGACTGCTCCTGCAATGCGGCATCATCGTCAAACCCGGCACCATGCGCAGTTGGGTCAGCAGGGGAGACCTGAAACCCGTCACGCCGGTCAAAGACACGCGCAAGCAACGCTACCGGCTGTCCGACGTGTACAAGCTCGCCGTCAGAAACCCCGAAAAGGAAACGAACATTTGGATGCTCCTACAGGAGGAACAAGCTTGAACATCGACCTCTCCAACCCGCCGTACGCGGTCAAACTCAATGATCTCGGATTCGCATACTCGCACACCGACCGTGAGGAAGGCATCATCGTCTACACTCACGCAGACCCCAGATTGGTCGGCTCCAAATGGGTTGACCATTGGGACGACGTGGAATGCATCATCGACTTCGAAGATGAGAACTGCATGAAACCATTGTCATTCACATTCAAGAACCTTAGAAACGGCGTCAGCAAAACCATTCCGGCAAGCAATCTCGCCCTAGTGGAAGAAGTCATCAGATGACCGCCACTATCAGCATCACCGACAAGGGCAAGACCATCACCTATCACGCGCATCACATGCGAGACCAAATCGAACCAGTCAAACAGTACGGCATGTTCGGAGAACGATTGGACGCCCGAAAGAAACTACACGTTCTCACTTTCTACACGGAGGATTGAATTGAACGTCAACATCAAATGCTCGCCAATCCTACTGCTATTGTCCGGCGTGCTGGCACTCCTGAAGATCGGGGGACAATTCCCATACTCGTGGATATGGGTGATAGCACCCATATGGATACCACTACTCGCACTGGCCGGTATCACAATCATCCTGATAATCACTTGGATTATCGGCGTCATAGGTGTATTCATTCTCGAAAAGTTCGGAGACTAATTGCAGATCAGCGTTAACACCCGCAACGGGGATGTGGCGTGCGTCATCGACACGACACAGGACAACACCACCAAGGAGGCACAATGAAAGTACTCGACTTCACCAAGGAAACAGACGAACTGGAAAACAAGCTGATAAAACTCGGATTCCACTATCAAAACACCGACAGGATGGAGTCAGATGGTCTGTACATCTCCTCACGACTGATAATCACATGGGCGAACTTCACGAATGGAGTGACCCTACAGATCATCCATACGTATGACAGATACGGCGACGAAACCAACGGATACCTCAAGATAACGGATAATTGCACGAACGCAAGCGTCAACATGTCGCTCGAAGAGTTCATGGAATTGGAACGGATCACGAACAGCCACGGCACCACATTCCCACGCCAGGAAACATCCAACGAAACGGTTCCCAACGAGAACTAGGAGGCCACGCGGAATGAGCGAGACAATCAAAATCAGTGGAAAGTGAACGCGTCATGCGAATCTACCTAGTAACTGCGAACGCACAAGATCACAACGAATACATCGAGTACCGGGATCAACCATATAATCCCGATTCGTTCACTGACACCCCAATGCACATGGGCGAAACGTCATGCACCGCGGGATTCGTGAGCATCATGGGCGTTTACACGACACGCGAACAAGCGGAGACACGCGTAACCAAGCTTGCCCGCGAGAAATTCCCGGACTTGCGAATCATCGAGATTGAAGCGGACTCGGACTGTTGGCAGTTCGTCGGGGGAGGTTGGCTCTGGTGAGCAAGCAGACAATCATCACAGCGGAACATCTGAACGCCACGCACTTAGGCAAGCGAGTCACCATCAACGGCAAGTATGGCACCGTCATGTCAGGCGAACTGAAAAAAATCAGCGCCGACTACGCCATCATGCCCGATTTCGTGTCTTACGGCCCCTGCGAAGAATACATGCCCAAACCATTGAGGTACAGGAAAAACGTTCACATCATTCTGCACTTGTCTAACCAAGTCAACGACGATATCAAGGCGACCGTTCATGGTGACACGGAACTGGTAATCGAAGTCAACGGAAAGTAGGGGAGTATGACGGAAAACACCACTGAAAAATCAACGAACGAACTGCTGATGCGCGTGTTGCAAGTCGAATCACCGGAACTGTTCGACGGAAGCGACGATCAGCCGGTACGAGTAGTCGGCTACGATTATTCGCCATTCTGCGTCTGCGAAACCTGTGGCGATGACCCCGAAATGCTGACCATCGCATTCGAGACGAAAAGCGGCGAACGTTACAGCCAATACTACGACTATTTTGGACTGCCGAACATTTTAGAAGCATTGGACAAGTGGGATAAGCAGTACGGGAAGGTGGTAGAGAACCGTGGATGACACTTCAAGCACGAAGAAATTCGTATTTACAAGTGATAGCAAGCCGTCCCCCGACCTCTCGAATTTCAAGCCTTTTGGACACATTGACGAGGACAAACCCAAGTACAGTGCGATCATGATTATCGAGGATGAAGGCGTATACGTTCCCGTGATATACAAGGAATGCCGCGTGGACCTCGACATTGATAACCCGACGATTCACCCGCTATCAGGCCCATGCATGGAACCCTGCTGCTACAGTACGCCGGAACTTGCTATAAAAGCCGGGACACGCATCTACAGGAACATGTTGAAGGACAACAAATGAAGTGGTTTACCAGTGACTTGCATTTCGCTCACCCTTTCGTGGCTGCATTACGTGGCTACGCGCTACCCGGATACGCTAAGGATGCATCGATCAAACAACAAGCCGAACATGAGCATAAGCCGCTCAAGAACTGTGTTGACTGGCGGAAGCATGATGCCGACATCATCAGAAGCATCAACACGTATGTTGGCGAGGAAGACGAACTCTACATTCTCGGAGACATCAGTTCCGGTGGTACGTGGAGCGTAGACCAAGCGATAATGCGCATCCAAAACTTGCATGTGCCGCGCAAGAACAGGCATCTGATTCTCGGCAACCACGAACTGCACAGCTCCACCCGCACGCTGGAAAAGTTGGCAAGCGTGTTCGTGGAAGTCGGAATGGTCGGCATCACCGAAATCAGAGACGTGTGGGGCAACAATCCACACACGGTATTTTTAAGCCACTACCAATGGCGTGAAGACTTCACGCAAAGCAAACCCCTAGGCGCAGTCTCAACCAATTGGAACGCGCCGGAATTAGCCGAATACGCGATACCACGCATGAACAACACGCTGCTACTGCACGGACACACGCACGCGCATGACCCGCTTGAGTTCGGCAGGCATCAAAATGAGATCAACGTCGGATTGGACGCATGGTGTTTCGAGCCAGTCAACGAAGCCGAATTGGTGGACAATTGGCTACACACTGCGTTAAGTGTAGCTGAGTAGTCTACAATGGCATGATTATGCATTACATGGTAAACCCCGCCTTCGGGCGGGGGAAGCCGTCAAGCGTCCTTCACGCAGGCATGATAACCAATCATTGTTTGGTTGTCACCAAGTCTGAGCGAACTGTTCAATCTGCTCGGCTGTAAACGAATTACCTCTATCAGGATGACACTCATCAATCTTATAGAAAACATATTCGTCATACACAGCATGACCCTCATCATCCACGGCCTGGTCACGGTCAATAGGTTGAATGTAGCTAAGCTCACGATTTATCGCGTCAAGCTCGTAATCCTCACTATTCCAGTAGTGATAAAGATCTGCGTAAGTGCTGGTTTTGGTGAAATCGATGCTGGTCATTTTGGTTGTCCTTTCTTTTGCTGACATGATTAGTTCACAGGAATCCTGTGGATTCAACCACGGGAGTGCCAAGAAGTTTGGGCGGGTTAGGCCACTTCTATTCAACTGCATCGATCTGCTGCCGGAGTTCCTCTATCTCATTGGAAAGGATGGTGAGAAATTCTCGGTATTCGTCGAGTTCGACCGCCATATCGATGGATTCGCCCTCCAAATAGAACTGGCAGTCACCGTCATCGGTGAATGTTAGATCAGGAAAGTCGAACCATTGCCATTCGCAATCGTCCGGGTCGCCATGCCACCCGTTTTCGGTTTTGGTCAGCGTGTAGTGTTCCGTACCTTTGTAATTGTTGTTCATGGGTACTCCTTTTCAGTCCATGTTTAAAAAGAAAACGTTGAAAACAAATGGCGCGGCACAATCGCCACGCCCTGGAATTAAACAAACAGACTGAATGAATCAGACACCCGCACGCCTATGCGCAGCGGCCTCAGCCTTGAAGAACGCCGCGAAAGCGTCGCCGATGGACGAATAAAACACGCCATCAACACGCCAGCCGTCATAACCGTCGAAAAGCTCGGCAAGCTCAGCGCGCATAAGCGGCAACGCCTCACGACGCGACACCGCGCTACGATGCCAATTATTGTCGAAATGATCCGCAGCAACCCAAGCGTCGCGTTCCTTACGCGAGTCAAAAGACAAAAGGCTACAATACGGCTCACCCTCAAAATTGGTAACGCCGATACCAAACTGCCAATATCCGGCATAAAAATGGATACTCATAACACACACTCCATTCCAGCCCCCTTGTTAAAATGAGAGGGCTTATAAATCGGTTTGTTTTAAGCGAAACCCCAAGAGTGATGCAACACTCTTGGGGTATTTTCATCAGACGGGAATCCCGCCAAACACGTTCGAATAAACAAAATCCCGGCAGCAAAAGCAACCGGGATTCATAGACGCGGCCTACGCGCCCAACGGCACGGCCTCCTCACGCGCGGTATCAGGTGCGACGTCTATATCGCCGTCACCCCACAACACCGTACCGAGACCAGCCCGCGCAGTAGCGAACACCGCAGGATCATTCAACCCAGCGAACGCCGGATAGCCAAAATACTTAGCCATATCCAAGACGCCGCTATAACCATCGCTGAACCTGACTGCCACACGGTGGCCGTCAAGCGGTACCGCGTCAGTCACCAAAACAACACCGTCACACATGAATAAACCTCCTTACCTAAGCGGCTCGATGTGTCCGGGTTGCACATGGGCCTCCACACACTTCCAATTGGATTCGAGATCCTCACGGTGTATTTCAGCCCACGCCAATACCAAACGTTCCTGTTTCCTAGGCAAACCGCCCTTAATCAAATCGCCATCAAACGAGTACTTAGCCCAATGACCATTATATTCCGCGTGAAAATGCTTCACGGGGCCATGGTCATTGGCGTACATGTAAATGACGATGCCGAAAAACCTGCTTATTCCCGGCAACTATGCCACCTCCTTACTTTCGCGCCGATACTATCGGCTGAACATTATCTTCTGCGGGTCACTTAGAATCCGCAGAAGATTCAGAATCAGAATCATCTTCCAAAAGTTTGCGAGGATTAGCGACACGCAAGGCCGAACAGAATTTAAGCGCATTGCCAAGTGTCATATTGGAAACGTCATTAGTGCCACTTTCATACGCTGCTATGCGAGGTCGGGACATTCCGACTTTGTCAGCCAGCTGTTGTTGTGTCATGCCGCGTTTCAGTCTGAGTTCCCTCATGCCCATGTCAGTATCCTTCCGTAAGAAAATCCACAGGGTCGCATTGCAACGCCTCAGACAATCGTAACGCCGTCCGCAAATACATTTGCGAAACAGGACGACCGTTCGTTTCAAAGCGGGAGATGGATGGACGTGCGATGCCGCTCAATCCGGCCAGCTCCACCTGCGTTAACTTGCGTGCCTTGCGAATGTTCTTCAATCCGACGACGCCAGCGGACACGCCGCCACGCCACACATGCTCATCGGGGTACAGGTCCAACACGTTGCAATGCAACGCCTGCGCCAGCTTCGCAGCCGTACCCAAATACATGTTTCGTGCCTCGTCCGCATGGTTCTCATACACCCACAGGCGCGTGAAATCCACGCCAGTAAGCGAATCCAACTGCTGCAACGTCAGCCCGGAACGCTCGCGCAGCGCACGCAAACCCACGTCAGTCTTCCTCGACCTCGCTCGAAACGATTGTCACGGGGTCGTTCAACAGCACGAACCACGAGACCAGCATGTCCTCGGACAGGGAGTCCGCATACTCGCCAACCTTGTCGCTGAACCTGTCGAAATTCTCCTGCGTGGCATCATCATCGTCGGCGAGACGCTTCGCTTCGTCGCCCAACGATTCGGATGGGATAAGGTACTCGCTGCACTCCGTCCCCGCCAGACGGTCCAAATAGCCGTCCACGCAACGTCTACGCAGTTCGTCCACCGGAAACTCAAGCCACACGGTGCCCGTCTCGTCCCACTTATGACCATGTTTCTTCGTGAATTTCACCGTACGCATGACAACACTCCTTCAAAACGATTCGTCTCTTACTTTAACATCGGCGGCAAGCGAACCTGCCGCCGATGACATCAATCAATCCAATCAGTATCCCAGTTCAGCATGTCCACTGGAATCATGCAGCCACCGGAACACTGGACGTACAGCCAGGTCGAATAGCCCATGCGAGCCGCCCTTACGCCACGAACCCACTCATGCAGCCACTCCAACAAGAGCGACAAAGTGGAACGACGACGCCAGAACGACCTGCCGGACGCATAATCGAACCCATCGTATTCGGCGATAGGGGAGAAGAAGCCATGTTTGCTCACTGTTTTTCCTCCTTGGTCCAAGGGATAATCTGATGCAACAGGTACGCCGCAGTCGTCAACTGGTCGTAAGCGGCCAGCACGTAAGCCGAATCGGGAGCGTTCCCACTCCCCAGATTCGACAGCAATCGGACGGCCTCCAACGACTTGCCGACCACATTCGCGCACACGTCGGAATCATGGGCGTCCATCACACATGCCCCTCATCGTCGGCCTCCGTGTAGAACACGAAGTCAATGTCGTAATCAGAGGAAGCGTCGTATTGCTCACCGATTTCAATGGGAGTCAGCCCGCCCAATACTTCCGTGGTGAAATTCCAATAGTCATCGGAATGCGCATTGTCGTGCAGAAAGAACACCCACTCGCACCATTCGGGAAACGCGGACCAGAACTTCCGCCAATCCTCATAAGGCACGTAGTCGCCGAAATCATCGATACGGTAGACACCCTCGCAAGGTTCGAAACTCTTCTTGATGAAATGGCTCAAACCGGTGTTCGCCATGACTTCGATATCATTCACGACATCCTCGCCAATCGGCTCATCCACCGGCATTGCCTTCAGCTCATCAACGGTAATCATCATTCTTTCCTTTCATTCAGCAGCAGAACTCGTCGGTGAGTTCCACCAGTCTTTTCAACGACGTCCGCATGAGACGCGAACGACAGCCGACACCGGCCAGTTCCAGCCGGTTCACCATCGCCACGCGCACGGCCTCTCCGCTACCGACAGTGCAACGCGTCAGAAACCGGCCATCGGCACGCAGAACCGCATCCCGATACGCCTCCGCATCGGCCTGAGACCTGTGACGGCGCACGCGGATTGCGCCACCCACATATTCGACGGTCCACAACGCGGCCATGTCAGTCAGCCTCCCCAAGACGGTCGAACATCTTGTCATACGCCTTGCGCACAGCCGACAGGCCATTGCGGTACGCGGACATGCGATTCTCAGGAGTCGAAGACACAGCCAGGTCATGCTGCCAGCTAGCCGGAAACGCGATATGCTCCAACGTCCCGTCCACATCCGTCTGACGAACCTCGACATGCTGCGGGAACATGGCGTCGAACACCAGCACGCACAGCTCGAACGCCAGCCGCGTGTCCGCGTCGGCGACATAACGGAAATCATTCTCGGCCAGCCGCCGCGCCTCATCGACGTCGAACGGCAGCGTGGCATACAATGCGACGAACCGTCCGACCGTCTCGTCATCCAGACCGCCGTCAGCGAAACAGTTTTGCACGACATCGATGAGATTGTCCCGCAAATCGGGCACCAGACCACACGCGCCGCCACGGATATACGGCACCTCGTCACGGCTGAAATGCCTCTCGAACCACTGCCAGCACACGTAACCCACATAGCCGGTCAGCTCACGCGGCAGCAAGTTGACGTCGATCATCGCGCCACCTCCTCGCCGTTAAGGAAATCAACGAACTTCCGCCGCGCCACACCATCGGCGTCACAGCCCAGCAAATCACTGCTGATGACGTCATAGCCGCAGCCGGTAACGAAATAGAAATACCAATCATCGCCACCACGGCTCAGCCAGCACGAACGCACATGCTTGACAAGACCGTCGTAACGGTCGCACTTGAACCATTCCGCTAGACCCTCAGCCAGAAGCGAGTCGAAACGGAACCGTCCGACGCAGATTAAGCTGTTCTCCTCATCTTCCACGCGCTCCACGGCCTCGTCATCCAGCCTGTCGTCAAGCGAATAGCCAGCCTCAAGCGTCGCCAGATTACGCAGCAGCTCATACGAGTCGATACCGTCGAACGTCTCATGCTCAACGATTTCATCCGCGTTGAACCAAGTGATTTCCTTATAAATGCAATCGTCGAATTTCATGGTATAATCTCCCTTGCAATTAGATTTGATTGATTGATTGCATGGCCGGTCGCAGTCCTACCTGAGACCGGCACTTTCATTTCCCTGTGCCGCCCCACGACAGCACCTTGCCGCCGTCAACCAGCACGTAAGACTCACCGGCATGATTGCCGACAGCATCAGCCCGCCACTCGCAGATACGCTCGTAGCCGCCATCCGTACTGCCGTCTTCCATGCCGCACTGGGGGATATCCGACAGCGACGTGTAGCCAGCCAAATCAGCCTGACCATAGTCAGCCGTCGCATACGTCTCACGCCACCAATTCCATTGCTGTTCAGGCGTCCCATGAGGGTCAGCCACCGGCACGGGATTGCACACCGGCGAACACGCCACGGCGAACGCCGCCACACCTACGGCCAGCAGTCCAGCCAGCTTCACACCCTTACGCATTCCGCTTACCTCCCTTGGCGGTCTCGATATAACCAGGAAGCTTTTCCATGTCGAAATACATGTCGCCAGAAACCGGGTCGGCATCATCCCGCCAAGCTTCGAACACGGCATCACGGTCAGCTCCGCCCAACATGGCGTCAGACACCTCGCCATCGAAGTAATCCCGCAGCCACGCGTCCTCACGCCGCTCGTAATCGGATTCATCCAGCACAGGGTAGTAGCGTCCGTCCTTGATAATCATGTCTATCGCATATTGGACGACGGCCTGATCCGACAGTCCGCCATACCCGTCCGTCAACTCAATTGCATAGCCGACACCGCAGAACGCGCGCGGCACATAACCGTAATCGGACAGCCACCGCACGGCAGTCTCGATATTGCTTTCATCTAGCGCGTTATCGAAGTACAGCAGCCGCGAAGCCCGATACGTGTAATCGTTGAACACAGTGTCGGCCACGCGGATACCCCGCACCCATTCCAGAATGTCCGGCAGCACGTCATCGAACGACGGCAGACCAGCGTAGTCGATACCGTCCCATGCGTCACGCAGTTCCTCGTACAAGTCGGCGTCCTCGGCCGTATCCTTGCGAATCCAATGCACATACATTTCTTTTTCCTCACTTTCAGATTGATTGATTTTCAGCGAGACAACGTCAGAGACAGGTCTGTATACCACAGTTCCAAGTCGAGAGCCTTAAGCGCCTTGCACGCGGCCACATAGTCGCCCGAATCCATGCATTCGCCAAACTGCTGCGCATAGGCGCACGTCTCAACGTCATCGGAAGATATGAATTCCAGCAAGTCGTCAAGGCCAGGCCATGCGCCCTCAGAATCATCGATAGTGCATTCCTCATGGCTGTACAGGTGCCACGTCATACCGTCGAGATTCCAGCAATCCGACCCTTTGCCGTTCAGTATGTCGCCTAACGTCTCAGGCCAATCCATGAACTCGTAATCGGCAATGACGCTCAGGCTTAGATTGTGCGCGTCATACAAGTCGGCCAGCCGTCCCCAGTCGGCTTCGGCGGAACCGTGGTTGTACACGTCCCATATGCCCTTAATTTCGTCGGCCATATCCTTGTACCCGGGCGGCGGCACCGGACTATCATTGCCACGCATGTACGCAAGAAGCTCAGGCGACGGCGCTGTGATAACGTCAAGACTGGAACCGTCCAAACCGTCAGGAAACTCAGCGCCATTGTATGAATACAACTCCAACGTGCCGCCGCCCGGTTCAGACTCATGCAAACCATGACGCCCCGCCATGACGTCGTAAAAATCATCAACGGAATTAAACCCAGACATGATTACCCACTTTCATAGAGAATGTTGATTAGCCGCCATACGACGGCACAGTGCGCGGGTGAGGAATCGCACCCCACAAAACCCCGCTAGGCCGCGCCATAGCACACAGAGGGCTACAAGTCAGAACGGCAACCGTCCATCGTTGACGGCATCACGAACAGCGTGGATGACAGCCCTACCCGCCGCATAAAAATGGTCGGCTAGTATGGCATCCTCGCCCAGTCCATCAAGCGCCCCAGCGTCATGCATTCTGTAGAACAGGTCAACCGCCATCAGATCAACGGCCTTATGCGGCCACTTTTCGTAAAAATCACTGGTCTTGATAAAGGCCACATAATCCACCCATGAGTCATGCCATGTTCTGTCATTGCACAGCAATAGCAATACCTCATTGGCAACGTGGCTAGCTCCGCTCTCGATATCCTTGATATCCATTTTCAGTCCTCGCTTTCAGAATCATCCAGCTCGATACCCTGCATACGCGCGATAAACTCGAAGTTCTCCCGCTGTTCGTCGCCGCTCAGGGCTTTGACCAATTCATTTAGAAAATCCTCGGCCCCCAGGGTTTCCAGCAACACGTCAAACATTTCATCAGTGGTCATTTCAATACTCCCTTTTTATTAGTTGGTTACATTAATTTTGATAGTGGTCGGCAATTTTCCTTTTAAGGTCAGCCAATGTGCGCGCCTTGATTTGCACACCACGTTTTCCGTCGTGCCATTCTTCGTTAAAAACGTAGTCCCCACCCCAATCGGGTATAAATTTCACCACGTCGCCCACACGTTTGCCGTCAACCGTCACATACCGAAAATACCCGTCGTCAACGGTATTGCTGTATGCGCACGGCAACGTGGTCAGGCTCCGAACCTTTACGATTTTGACAGTCATTTTTTAACCTCCGCTTGTTTGTTGGCTACAATATATGTTTGTTGGTTACATTTGTAAAGCTAGACGCGTCATACGAGATTGACATAATCACGCCTGACGAAATCCCAGCCGTGGTCAGTCCATTCGAACGTGTCCACCTGCCCCATAAGGCATGGCGTCAACCAGTCCGATACCGTGTCACATAAAGGCGTGCACTCAACCTTGTAGTGATACCCGGTATTCGTCTCGCAATACACGGCCGCATGGCGCTTGAATGCATGGACGCGTGTCACGCGCACGTCTGGCATAAAGCCCGAACGGTAGTCAACGCTCCGTGACCTGAGCGCGGCAACCCTAAACGCCGCGACGATCATATGCCGCGTTGTTGCATCATCCACCCCGTGAGCCTTAATGATGGGCATTGACGCCACATAAAGGCATGACGCGTATACCGGTAGGCTCTCATGTGCCGTCGTAAGACAATCGCGAACGATTTTTACAGCCATTTTTTCGTTGGTATCCATAATAAACCCCCTTAAGGTCTAGTGTTGATTGGTTAATTGCGTGCCACTAGAGGGTATCGCACCCCCTCATGGTCTAAACAGTGGCGAGAGGGGCGCAACCCTTGCGGATTACGCCCGTGAAGATTTGTTTTTTTGGCTAACGCCACCCGCAAAGTGGCGCAGAGGCGCATACGCACCCCCTATAGACTTTTATTGTCCGCATAGTCCCCGAACTATATTCGTGACCAACCGCCCATAAAGCAGTTGACGGGCGCTACGATATGTCTACCCTCGCAACCCGTTATGCCGTGGTTTACAGTCAATGCCGCCAACCACGCTCACGCATGGCGAAACATTGACATTGCCACCTATCTATCGGCCTATCCTCATTGGCGGTAGTCTCTCACACTACGCCAAACGTCGGCGGTACCCCCTTACGAGTTCTCGCGCTCAACATTGTCAATCGAGTTCACGCGCATTGCCTAGGCAAAACCGACACTATCGGCCACGCCCACATAGTGGACATTATGCACACACCCCGAAAAACGCCGCCACCTAACCCCCAAAAAAAGGGTGAAGCTCAAACTACCGGCCTTCGGTAACACTATTCATTTTTCAAACACTCGCAACGCTCACAGACTGGATACTGCACCTCAGCACAGTGACCAACGTTCCACACATGGCGGATTCGTAACGCACATACACATGTGCGCCACCTGACTATCTCAGGTCAGGCTATGCGGTGCCTAGGCACCTAACCGCCACGGCTTCATCTGCCGGTTGCTACAGCCGGTTGCAAGTGGCGCGGTGTAGATATCGCGCTGACCTTGCTAGGCTGACTGCCTAACCGGTTGATAGCTGCCACTATACACGTCCCAATATTGGTACGCAAGTTGTATTAACGCAGACGACGGCAAAACGTTGGAATAACGTCGTTCCATCGGCGTGTCGCAACATGGGTAGGGGGTAAATGAAACGAAAAAAAGAGTTTGAGTAGCACAAGGAAAAATAAAGTCAAGCAAGATACTGAAATACGGACAAAAAATATTGAGCAAGATAGATATAAATAATAAGGAATACGACACAATGACGCGCATACGTACAACTGTACGAACGAACATTTGTACTATCGAACAAACGTTCCAACCGGGGCTGGGGGAGGGTCCTCCGGGTGTGCCCGTCAGGGCCGTCGGGTCAATGGTAGAAATAGTGCGCGCCGTCTGAAAAAGTCCGCGCATGAAACGTGACATGACAACGACGATGTTGGGTTCACATTGAAATCGTCTTCAGCATACCACGCGACACGCCGTATTCTACGCCGTTTTCATTGCAACGTTGATGCAACGTTAGGTATGAGTATGCTGTCGCATGTCGGAATGAATTTTGGAGGACGTGTGGCGTCCTTGTGGGTGCCATTCCGGCAAGCGGTTCGGTGGTGCTCCTTGTCTCTTGGTTAAGGATTCCGACCGTTGGGACGTTTGTGTTCATAAGGAGCACCACTAGGGACAGTTGGCTGAGTCTGGTTTAAGGTAGTCGCTTCGAAAGCGACCGACTCTAACGGGTCCGGGAGTTCGAATCTCTCACTGTCCGCAGATGGCATCTTCCTAGGTAAGGTGCGATCCGGTTTCAAGTCCAATGCGAGAGGCTTGTTGGTACCGCCGTTTGATCTCGCACATGGTTCCTATCGCTCTTGTGGGAGTGTTAGTCGCGCGCGGTTTTCTGGCTCTTCTTGACCATGCGTGGTGAGATGCCGGTTCGAATCCGGCTGGGGACCCTTTGAGGGTGGATGAATCCCGGAATATAGTGTGTGTTTTTGGATTGTCCGTGAGATTGCGTCCATCCTCGTTTCTTGTGCCGGTCCCATCCGGTGCCGCCTATATGGCTGCGCCATTTGTTTTTTGGGGCTGACTTGCAATCCTGTTGGCACAGCCTTTTGGTTGTCGGGTTCGATTCCCGAGGTTTGCTCTAGGTTTCATGGGGGTAGCTGCCTGTGAGATCGATGGTATTGCTCGAATATCCCCGCTGGAACATGTGGGGGATAAGAGGCTCCCTGCCTTAATCAGGTGGTTGATGACCGAAGGGGAGGCACGGCCAAACGGGTGCATATATACATACACGTTCCTTGCCGTTGGTGGTAAAGCCCATTCCACCATGCCGAACGTCCTGACGACTTGGACGTTAACTAAGTCGGTATATGGCATTGGTGCAACTGGTAGCATGACGGTCTCCAAAACCGTCGATGTTGGTTCGAGTCCAACATGCTGTGCTCAGCCTACCCACAGGTTGTGGGAAAGGTCTTCGGAGTCGTCTTGTGGCGGCTCTAGTTTCAGCTGACCCGCCTAGTCTGCGGGAACAGTCTCCTGAGTCGTTGCGGCGGCTCTTGCTTTTGGATGCTTGGCAGAGTGGCTTATTGCACCACCTTGCTAAGGTGGCGACCGGGAACGGTCCGGGGGTTCGACTCCCTCAGCATCCGCGCGCCGTGGCTGGCGGTAAAAAGCCATTTTTGCCATTGGATTTCCTTATGGCGGTTTGGGTTAGATGCCGGGCAATCCCCATGTTTTGTGGTGAGTGTGGCATGGGGATTGCCTGTTTTCTTTTGCTTTGGTGGCGGAATGGTAGACGCGGCGCACTCAAAATGCGTTGTCCTGTGACGTGAGGGTTCGATTCCCTCCTGAAGCACTGAGGAGCTGGTGATGACCAACGATTGGAATAAGTCGCATCGCAAGGAACGGTTCAATCCTGGTTGGGAGCGGACGCGTCGTGAGGTGTTGGATTATTACGGGTGGCGTTGCCAGTATCCGGTGATCGGTGATGATGGCGTGTTGCGTCCGTGTGGCGCTCATGCGAATGAGGTCGATCATATCATTCGTGCCGAGGATGGTCAGCCTGATGATGATTCTTGGGATAATCTTCAGGTTCTTTGTCGTGCTCATCATTCTTATAAGACTGGTTTGGAGTCGGCTGACGCGCGGCGAAGGAAGAGGGTTGAGCGTGAGGAGGCTCGTTGGTACAGGCATCCCGCGTTCGGTTAGCTGAGGGTGAGTGCAGTGTGAATGGGTGTGATGGGCCTGTTCATGCTCATGGGATGTGTAGGTCTCATTATGATCGTTGGCGGCGTAGTGGCAGTGGTGCCCGTAAGCGTCGTATGAGTCGTGCGTGTTTGGCGTGTGGCTCTTTTTTTGAGACTGAGCGTCGGGACAAGGCTTTTTGTTCGGCTCGTTGTCGTAAGCGTTTCCAGCGTTTGAAGGCTGATGGTGCGGCTCCCAATCGTACTCCGCAGCCGTTGAAGTCGGTGTTGTGGGAGCCTCGGTCGAATGCCCATGTCGGGCGGCGGTGGAGTGTTCCTACTGGTTTTTGGACTGCCGAGGACGAGTGGAACGCGTGTTCTCATACGTGTCCGGTTTGTGGGTTGCCGCTTGACCGGTCGGTTGATGTTTTGAGTGATGATTTTCCGGTTGGCGCTTGGCGTGTGCCGTTGGAGCAGGGTGGTGAAAACTCGTTGGCTAATCGGATTGTCGTTCATCGCAGGTGCGCGTAGTGCCGTAACGGGCTTCGCGCTTGTCGTCCCGTAATGGGGCTTTGCGGGGAGTGATGTTATGGGCAGGAAGACGAGTGATTCCGGTAATCAGGTTTTGGAGATTCCTGATGGGAAGTTGGGGCCTGATTTGCCTCCGGCTAACCAGATTTTCCCCAAGGGTGGGGAGTGGTTGCCGTTGGTTGCTCATTGGTATGAGGAGTATCGGCGTAGTCCGAATGCTTCGATGTTGCGTTCGGCTCCTTCCTGGATGGCTGTCCAGTTGGGTTTCGCGACGATCAATGAGATGCTTTCGACTCGTCGTTATGCGACGTTGATGCCGGTCGTGCGTCAGTTGTTTGACGAGTTGGGTTGGACTCCGGCTTCGATGCGTGCGTTGAAGTTCGATGTGCCGGAGGCTGACGACCATGCCGCTTCGGATGGTTCGAATCATGCTGTGATTCAGGATATCGATGCTTGGCGTCGCAAGATCGAGGCGGCTGGCTGACATGCATTTGATGATTCCTAACCTGACTTATGAGGATAGGCGTAGGAGTCTTGGACGTTTGGCGTTGTGGTGGGTTGAGACGTTCAGTCTCATAGGTCGCGGTGGTGCGACCGGTAAGCCTGTCACTCATAGTCCTGAGTATATCCAGTTCTATTTGAACGCCTATGCGTTGAAGCCGGATGGTCGGCGCAGGTTCAATCGTGTGAGCTTGTGGCGTCCGAAGGGTTGCAACAAGAGTGGCTTGGGTAATGATCTGGCCTTGTTCGAGGCTTTTGGCCCGTGTCGTTTCGACCATTGGGCTAAGCCGGGTGAGACGTATACGTTTCTTGGTCAGACTTACTATTATCTGCCGGGTGAGCCTGTTGGCCGTCCTGTCCAGCGTCCTGAGATTCTGTGTTTGGCTACGTCCGAGGACCAGTCGGGCAATATCTTCGATTCGATTTACTATAACTGCACTTCCGGCCCGTTGGCCCAGTTGCAGGGTTTCGGCATGGAGGTCACGAAGACCCGTATCGGCTTGCCGGAGGGTGGGGAGATTATTCCCACGACTTCCGGCGATGCGTCGAAGGATGGTGGTCTTGAGACTTTCGCGTTGATGGATGAGGTGCATCTGTATACGCTGCCGAAGCATCATTCGATGTATAAGACGGTTCAGCGTAATCTTCCGAAGCGTTCGTTGGATGCCGACCCTTGGGTGTTGGAGATGACGACGTATTTCCGTCCGGGTCAGAACAGTGTGGCGGAGAACACGTTGAAGATCGCGGAGGATATTCAGGCTGGCCGTTCCAAGCATTATAAGGGCTTGTATTTCGACTATCGGTATTCGACGCTTCCTATCGAGGATTTTCCTGATGAGAAGAAGCTTGAGCACGCGTTGTATGAGTCGTATGGTTCTGCCGCCCATTCGGATGATGGTAAGGATTACATCATTCTTCCTGATGGGCGTATCGAGGCCGTTGATGCCGATGGCTATTCGGTTGAGGGGTTCTCGCTTCGTGATGATGGCGTCGAGCCGGGGCCGTCGAAGGATGGTTGGGTTGACATTCATGGTCTGATGGGTCAGATTTACCAGCCTGATTCGGACCCGAATGATTCGATTCGTTATTATTTGAACTCTCGTGCGTCGAGTGAGGATTCGTGGCTTACGGAGCCTGCGATCCAGTCGCATTTGGCTTACAGGGATTTGTATGGCCGTGCTGTCGGCTCGTCGTCTCGTTTGGATGGGGTCTGGAAGGATTTCATTGACGAGGATGAGGAGATCACGCTTGGGTTCGATGGTTCGATTCGTAATGATTCGACCGCGTTGGTTGGTTGTCGCGTGTCCGATGGTTTGCTGTTTCTTATCAAGTTGCAGCAGCGGCCTGATAATGCGGACCCTGATTGGCGTGTTGACCGTGATGGTTTCGATGCCGCCGTGCGTCGTATGTTCGAGAATTACAATGTCATCGGCTGTTTCGCTGATGCGCATTTCTTCGAGTCGATGATTGGCGGCTGGGAGGCTGAGTATGGGCGTGGCATGAAGGTGTTCGCCCGTGGCCAGTCTTCGATGATGAAGTTTTGGACGAATAACTGGTCGCAGGATATGTATCGTGCGTTGCAGTGCGCGCATTCGTCGTTTGAGTATGCTCCCGAGCCTGTTGAGGATGGGGAGCCTGATCCGAATAATATTCTTTTGTGTGCCGACCCGAGGCTTGTGTCGCATTTCCGTAATGCGAAGCGGCGTGAGAAGAGTTGGGGTTATCAGATTCATAAGGAGACGCCTAAGAGTCCGCACAAGATTGATGCGTGCATGGCTGGCGTTTTGGCTTATGCGGCGCGTGAGAAGTATTTGGGCCAGTTCGAGGATGATGGTCCGCAGCGGGTGATGCCGCAGCGGGTCTGGTGATTTTTGGAGTGTTCGTATGGCTTCCACATCTTCTAATATGCAGAGTCTTGTTACTGGTGATGACGAGCCTGATGGTGACGGTATGGCGTTGACGCGTCTTGCGACGCGTTTGCAGAATCGTATTCCTGACCTGTGTGTGTTGAAGACGTTTTATGACGGTCGCGAGACGGTTCCGTTGCAGTCCGTGCCGAAGGCGGCGACCACTACGGCCAGTGCCGTGTATAGGCGTTTTGTGGATATCTGCCCGTTGAATCTGGCGCATACGATTGCGGATGCGGTAATCACGTCGCAGCATCCTACCGGTTTTCGTCTTGTCGCCGATAAGACGATGCGGAGCACGGATGCGGATGACATGTGGGATAAGTGCGGCATGGATGTCCGTTCGTTGAACATGTTCATGGATGCGGCGATTTACGGTGCCGCGTATGCGATGGTTCTCGGCAAGGAAAATCCTTCGTATATCCAACGGTTGAGTCCGTGGAGCACGGTTGTGTCCGATGACAAGGATTCGGCTGTGGTGTATGGGTGGTCCGAGGAAGAGCAGATCGAACGGTTGACGTTGTATCGCATCGTCCGTAATGATGACGGTGAGATTCAGAGCGTCTATTCGCGTACCGCGAAGCATGAGGTCAAGTCGCGCACGTTGCCTTCCGATTCGGTCGATGACGAGGATACCGTGTATGACCTTGCCAACGACGATTCGAAGAAGCGTCCAGAGTTCGAGGCGCAGTTCGAGTGGGAAGGCCAGTCTTCCGGCGATGATTGGAAGTTCGCCATTGATTGCGGGTGCCTTCCTATCGTCCAGTTGACCACTCCTAACGGCAAGGGCCAGTTCGAGGCTTCCTTGAAGACGTTGAGGTCCATCGACCAGCAGCGTTTTCAACGGTTCTGCATTCAGGAGATGCAGGCGTTCAAGCAGCGTTGGGTGTCGGGCGACATGCCTGAGTATTACCAGAAGAACGACCCTGCGGTCAAGGCCGGTAAGGCTCAGGCCGGTGACAAGATCGACTATTCGGAACTGTTCGAGATGGGTCCCGCCGCGTTGTGGCTGCTTCCCGCCGATGCGAAGATTGGCGAATCGTCCATTACGGATATCACGCCGATCGTGAACGCGGCCGCTTCCGATGTGAAGCTTCTGGCCGGCGCCACTGGCACTCCGTTGTCGATTCTTTCGCCTGATGTGGCCGGTTCCGCCGAGGGTGCGAAGCTGACGACCCGTATGCTGCGGTTGAAGGTCCGTGACATGAACATGAGGGCCAATGACGCTTTCGTGCTCCTATTGAAGATGGCGTTGACCGCTTCCGGCAGTAACGCGTCGGAGGAGCGTTTCGAGACGACTTGGGAGCCGTTGGAGCTTCCGTCCGAGTTGGAGCAGTGTCAGGCTGCGGCTCAGGTGAAGGGTGTTCTTCCTTTGAAGACCATCGCCCGTCGTTATCTGCATATGACCGAGACGGAGATCGCGGAGATGATTCAGGATGCCCAGGATACGAGTTTCCTGAATGCCATGGCGCAGCAGAACGCGGCTTTGGATTCGTCGGCGAAGCAGACTGATGCGACGATGAACGACTCGTATCTGGGTGACGGGTCCGGTTTGGATTCGTTCTCCACCGGCTCCGGTTTGGATTCGGTGTCGTCCGATGGGTTGCCGTCAGATGATTCGTCCGACGTTATGGGGGTCTGATGGCCGATAGCGCGTTGGCTGCCGTTCAGGCGTTGGACGACCAGCGATTGAAGCTGGTGGACGAGTTCGTCCGCAGGGCTTGGAACATGTGGCGTAGCCTGACTCCTTCCGACTGGTGGAATGATGCGGTGGCCGAGGGCGCGGCTGCTTATGTGACGCAGCAGCATATCGCGTTCGTGAAGGCCATGCGCCAGCAGGGCATCTCATATGCGGATACGATGCTGCGTCTGGCCGGTGTGAACGGTTTGGGGGATATCCCACAATATGAGGTCGTCCGCGCCAACACGGACCCGTGGCAGGTCGCCATGAGGGTCGCCGACGAGTATCGCACTCAGGCCGTGAAGAATCCTGAGATTCGACCGGCGACGTGGGATGAGATTCTGAAGGACGCCGACCAGTCCGCAGCCGACCATGTTAAGGCTTGGCTGATGTCCGCGAAAATCCAGTTGGAGAACAATGCGGTCACTGACGGATATGTGACGCAGAATCGTGCCATCCAGTCGCGTTACAGGAGTTCCGGTGTCGAACGTTACAGGCGTGTCATCCATCCTGAATTGTCGAAGACGGGTTCCTGTGGCCTGTGCGTCGTAGCCGCCACGAACACGTTCACGAGGGCTGATTTGATGCCCATGCACAATCGTTGCAAGTGTACGGTGGCTCCAATCGTCGGTTCGAACGACCCCGGGTTGAAATTGAACTCGGATGATCTGATGACGATATACAAGGCCGCTGGCAAAACGGCTGGCCGTGATTATTCCACGAACGCGACGGATTTGACGAAGCTTCGCGTGAAGGTCGTCAACAACAGCGAGCTTGGGCCTGTGCTTCTTCGCAAGGATGCTCCGGTGAATGAGAACGCGCCGGAATGGCGTTTGCCCGACATGAAGATGACCCACGCCCAGATGGAGCGCATGTTCGCCCGCGCGACCGAGTTCAATTCCCGGTACAAGGAGTTGTTGGACGGGGATAAGGATTCGGTTCGATTCCGTTTCGATGGGCGTTCGTATGAGTTCAAAAAGACAGTCCACACTAAACAGGCTTGGCAGTATGTGAGCAGCCTGTTGGCTTATTCTCGCGGTTTTTTGGGACTGGCCGCTTAAGTATTAAGGAGATTAGGTCTTATGGCCTCTCAGGATAATGAAGTCGAATCCGAAAAGGACAAGACTGTTGGACAGGCCGGAACGGTCGAGGATTCCGTGAAGGATGCTCAGACCACTCCGGTTGACGAACCCGCCGTCGAGCATGACGCTCCGGTCGATGAGAAGGGTTCCGATGATTCTTCCAAGCCGTCCGATAATGACGAGCTTGCCAAATGGAAGGCTATGAGCCGTAAGAACGAGGACCGTGCTTCGGCCAACTATAAGGCTTTCCAGTCCGCTGATGCGGAGCTTAAGGCCGCGAAGACGCAGATTGCGCGTCTTGAGGCCAAGGCTAAGTATCCGCAGATCACGGACGCTGTTCTTTCCGACCTCTGCCCCGCAACGGAGCCGGAGGCCATCGCGTCGTGGGCTGAGAAGTATGCGGCGTACAACCCGATTGACACTTCCAAGGTGGAGAGGAAACCGCAGCAGACTGAGGATGCTTTGGCCCGCAAGGTAGCCATGCAGGCCGAGTTCCCGTCCGGCACCTCGCATCCGAAACGTCAGCCGGGCGACGCTTACAAGCGTGTGATGGAACGTCAGAAGGCACGTAAGCGCAGCAAGTAGTTTCCTACTGATTCTTTGAAAGGATTGAGCGTATGACTCAAGAGATGGTTCATTCCTCCGGTATCGTCACCGTTGAGGAGGACAATTCCTGGCGTTATGGCGAGAAGAACACCAATGATTCGGTGTCCGTCACCATCGTGCCGGAATTGTTCAAGACCGCAGACAACAAGTATCTGACCGGTGTGGGTCCGAAGGCCACGACCGTTTACATTCGTTCCGGCATTCCGCTGGCGAAGATCACTTCCGGCGCGAACGTCGGCTCGTATGGTCCGTATGACAAGCAGGCCACCGATGGCCGTCAGACCAAGATCGCCGGTCTGCTTGAATCCATGGTGTCCGTGAACATCAACCTGTCCGGCTGGGATTTGGACGACCCGACCGTGGGCATGACCTATCGTGGCGACATCGTGGCCTCGAATCTTCCGGTGAAGCCGGAGGCTGGTGCCGTGTGGGGCGGCGAGTTCTACGACGTTGAGGATGACGTTGTGAAGCCGTTGTCCGCTTCGGCCGGCGCGGCTGGCACTCCGGGTCCGGCTGGCAAGGATGGTGCGACCATCACCAAGATCGAATTGACTCAGGACCAGTCGTCCAAGGCCATCACCGCTGGCAAGGCCACTTTGTCCAACGGACAGACCGTGAACATCACGATTTCCTGATTGACGGTCACTTAACCTCTAAAAATTTTGTGAAACCCACCCATCGCGGTGGGTTTTTGCGTATCTAAGGAGTTTTTCTTGGCTATTGACAAGACCATCATCCCGCCGTCCGAGGCGACCGAGGTCGCTCAGGCGGGACATGATTACGTGAACGGCATCCTGCCGTTGTCGAATATTTTCCCGGTCACTTCCAATGGTGGTGATTGGACCGCTTCGTGGACTCCGGTCATTCCGAAGTCCAAGACCCGTGCGATGAAGCATCGTGCGTTGGACGCCGAGATCGGGCACACCAAGTCCGAGACCTCGACCGCCGAGATTCATACCGGCCTGTTGCCGTTGTCCGGTATGGACCATATTTCCGAGCGTGATATCGCCAAGCATCAGGACGATACCGCATATATCCACGATCAGGCCGAGGCGAAGTTCGAGGCTTTGGGCCAGCAGGCCGGTGTGACCGAGGAGTTGGAGCGTTTGCAGTGCTTGGTGACCGGCAAGGTGGTCATCAAGGAGAACGGCGTCGATGTGACGTATTCGTTCAAGCGTCCGGGCAACCAGCAGGATGTGAAGCCGACCACCACTTGGGACAACGACAAGTCGAACCCGTGCGACGACATCGAGGCTTGGGTGAAGATCATGCGCAAGGCTTATGGTCGCAAGCCGCACGCGGTCGCCACCACCGGTGTGGTCATCGATGCCATGCGCACCAACGAGTTCTTCCGTACTCAGGTGTCCGGCATGGATTTGGAGCATTCCAAGACCAGGCTGTCCCGTCAGGAGGTGTTGGATGTGCTTCGTGCGCAGTCCGGCATCACCGATGTGCTTCTGGTCGATGAGGCTTACGAGGATTTGAAGCTCGACAACACCTTCGATATGGATGCCGATGTTTCCACCGCGTTCCCGGATAAGACGTTCGTTCTGCTTCCGTCGTTCAACGATTCGTCTCTTGGCGCTACACTGTCCGGGCCTACCGCCGAGGCCCAGAACTCGGAGTATGAGATCAACAAGAGCGTGAACGATGGTCTCATCGGCGCTATGTTGTCGCATCAGGCTCCGCTGAATTATGACATCTGGGTCAACGGCAATTATCTGCCGATTCTGAAGGAGGCCGTCTCGACCTTCAAGGCGGACGTGCTGGGCAAGTAGCCCTCTTGAAGCTTAGGGGGTTTCGCTGATGTCGAATGGTGTTACCGATGCCGTCGATTGGGTGGAATGCTTGGAGCTTCATTGCCTTCCCGACGCCGACGTGTTGAAACGGTATCCGAACGCTTGGCTCACGTACATGTGCCATCGTGCGGAGACCGTGGCATCCACTTCGAGCACGAACTGCTTGCCACGGTTGAAGTCCGGCGACCTTGATCTTGAGGATTACGAGTTCGTCATCTGTTCGATGGTGTGGCGCGTCATCCGCTATTCGGATATCAAGACCGAATCGAACGGCACGTACCAGTTCACGCGTTTCGACCCGCAGGATAATCCGCCAGGCAAGGATGCGTCTCCGAATCTGTATCTGTCGAAAAGGGAGAAGCAGATTCTGGATGGCTATGCGTCCGGGCGTGGTCCTATCGGCACTGTTGGCGTCGGTGTGAACCGTATTTATGGAATGTGATGCCTATGTCTCGTGAAACGTGGGATTTGGGGCATCCTTACGATAAGTCCGGCTCCGATGTCGTTGTGGAGCATCCTTACGAAGAGGTCATTGTTCCTTGGGTGAAGCCTGATTCGATTCTGTATCGGGACAAGGTGATCGTCGTGTTGTATACGGTCCGTCGTGGGCCGCATGGGACGACGTATGTTCCCGGGAAGGCTTACTGGTGCTGGTGTTCCGTCGAGGGCCGCGAGCAGCAGGCTGGCATGTTTTCGATTTCCGGTGCCGAGGATAAGTCGCCGCAGACTTGGGGTGGTTTGCGTGAGGTCACGCCGTCTCAGGTCGTTGCCGTGGAATGGCATGGCGATATCCATACGGAGGTCTGGTATCAGGGCGACTGCTATGACGTTGACGGCGCTCCGACGTTCCGTCAGCATGGCGAGGTTCCCCACTATGAGATGCATATCCGGCGTAACGCCGACTATTCGCAGATTCCGGTGGGGTTACGTCCGAAGCCTCCCGAACCGGACCCTGACGACCATGTGTGGGGTGAAGCCGATGGCAAGAGTTTTCATTGACCGTGATCTGAGCACGAAGGTGGCTGAATGGTTCGGTCCGCAGGCCACGTCGGAGAAGGCCGACGAGGTGCTTGCGGATGCGAGGATGCTCGCCGCCGCGCGTGCGGTTGGCCGTGACCCGGGTATTCCGGTCGCCAAGGATTTGAGTCTTGAGAAACGCTACCACGGCATCGACACGGATGTGTGTCTTGATGTCGAGGGTCGTGACGGGTCGAACGTGGCCGTCGAACACGAGTGGGGCGCTTGGAACGAGCAGCGTCACCGTTGGGTCGAGGGACATCATGTGATGCGTGACGCTGCCCGTATGAACGGTGGTGTCTGATGCCGCTGATTCAACCGGATTACGAGCGTTACCCGCAGGAACGTCCGATGGTCGATTTCGATTCTCTCGTGTACACGCTTCTCACGGCTGGGTTCACCGGCAACCCGGACTGGTCCGACGTGCATGTGCTCAACGAGATCGATGTCGATGTGGACACTTGGGCGTCGTTCTCGAACATCGTGCTGTTCCATACGAACGCGCCGACCATGGCGACCGGCAATCATTCGACCGGCGTGTGGGATTGCGACATCGACATCATCGTCGCCACGAACGATGCGGACCGTTCCTTCCGCTTGGCGCAGGAAGTGTACCAGCAGATCATGCAATGGCCGCGTTACGGGCGTACCGATTCGGGTCGTGTCATTCGGATTGTGGGCAATCCCGGTTTCGGCAAAAGCGCTGGCGGCAAGCAGGCCACCGGCAAGAAGGTGAAGCAGTATTCCGCTTCCTCGTTCACCGTCCGCGCGGAGGATTCGCTTCGCGCCGGATGATTTTCCGTTTTCTGTTTTTCGTTTTCAAGCCTCGCCTCGTGCGGGGCTTTTTTTATAAGGAGATATGAGATGGCGTTTAATGATGACGCGACTCTGATTGCCACTTACGGCACTTTGTTCTACGCTCCGGTCGGCACTCCGCTGCCGAAGGATGGTGCCAAGGCGTTCAAGCTGAACGCTGACACCGTGAAGGTGGACACCGCCACTTCCGTCACACCGGGCGCCAATCAGGTGTGGACCAATCTGGGGCATACTTCCGCCGACAACAAGATTTCGTTCTCGTTCGACGGCGGCGACGCGACCACGCATAATTCGTGGGCGCGTAAGAACCTGCGTACCACCTACGCCGATTCGACGTGCACCATCACCGCGAAGTCGTTGCAGTTGGATGGCGACACTCTGAAGCTGATCTACAACGGCACCGACGAGGATGGCGGCGTTGGTGTGGACATCACCAAGAAGCCACAGACGTTCAGCCTGTTCCTGTTGGCTCAGGAGTCCGCCGACGATGATTCGGATATCCGTTTCGGCGCTTTGTTCCGCAAGGTTTCTGTGACCTTCGATGGTGGTCCTGATTTCTCGGGCGATGATTTCGTGGAGCAGGGCATGACCGGCGAGGTCGAGTCCGTCGCCGGCAAGAAGCCGATTGTGTTCTTCGAGGCTTCGAAGATGAATCAGTCCTGATTCGGACTGTTCCAGTCTTCGTATTGACGCCGGACCCCTGTTTCTCCTATCCGGGGGTTCCGGTCTTTTCCCGTTCTTCATTGACGGAAGATAGGAGATTTTCAACGCTTTTCAGATAGGAGAAAACATGGTTGACGAGACTGTTGAAGAGAACACCGCTGCGGAAGCCGACGAGTTCCGCGTCCCTGAGACGTGGGCGGAGATGTGCGAGAACGAGCCGCTGTTCTCGCTTCTGCCGCCTCTGGCCCCTGCCGAACGCCTCTCGTTCAAGCAGGCCGCACAACTGCGCAAACTGGACAGCATGGCCGGTTTCACGCTCAACGCCGACATCAACGGCCCCGAAGCCAAGTCCCTGGACGACATCGAGGCGAAGATCGACGAGCGTATGGAGTTCGTCGGCACGGCTTTGGATTGGGTCAAGTCGCTGACCGACGAGCCAGACAAGGTTGACGAGTGGACGACCGGCATCGGATTGGATGAGCTGTTCTGGCTCATCGAGGCGATTCTCATGTTCTACACGGACCAACTGGGAAAATCGCTCGCTTCGAAGCGCAAGTCCGCGTCCACCCGGTCGAACTGACTTCCGACTTCCAACGTTTCTATGGTCTGGACATAACCGGCGCGAGGCTGAATCCCACTCGCGCCGAACGCCTCACGGCGGGGCTGATGGCAATGCCTGACAGCCTGTACAGGGCGCGGATATTGGAGGATGAGCCTCCAACCACGTCCGATGGGTCCAAGCCGGACAAGCCGACCGTACTGCCGTGGCTTGGATGGGATTCGAAGACGATGGTCGCCGTTGAGGTTCGCAACATGATGAACGCGGTGATTACCGCGAAATACGGGGGCAAGAATGCCAAACCGCATCCACTGCTCCCTCCCGGCGCTGACAAGGAGCCGCCTCGCCGGGAGAACGAAGGTACAGCGGAGAACTTCGAACGCATGTTCACGAAGTTCCACATGACCTGATTCTGAACAAACCCCCACATTCCCGTGGGGGTTTTCTATTTCCATCTTTCTTTCTGGGGGTTGCCTATGGCTGGCGAGCATCGCGCCGGTACGGTCGTCGTTCGTGTCACTGCGGATACGAAGGGTTTCCGCCGTCAGGTCGAGGAGGCCGCACGCGGCATAGGCGACCTCGACGTGAACGCGGTATTCGACCCTGACACCGCCCAGCTTGAACGCGCCTACCGCGAATGGAACGGCAAGAACGCCTCCATCCAGTTCAATTTCAAACCCAATACGAAGAACATCGACCCGTGGATGAAACGGTTCGAACAGCAGGAGGAACGCCTTCGTCGCGGCCTCACGCTCAAACCGGACTTCGATTCGTCCAAATTAAGCCGTGGCCTATCCGAGTTCAATTCCCGCACCAACACGGCCCTCCGTGGCAACGGGCTACTGAACTCGAAGCTGATCGAAAAGAACCTCGACCAGACCGTCAAGGCGTTCGACGCCAAAGGCCGCGAGATTGCCGACACATCCTTCTTCAAGAAGTCGGCCCTCCAAAAAACCGAACAGCTTTCGTTCGCGACAAGCCTCGACAAGACCGTCGATAAGTACCGCGAGAAGAAGATGGACCTGTACCAGCAGGTCCGTGGACTCATCAAAGGCAACGAACACCTCTCCAACGAGCAGATACGCCAATTCGAGAAACTGTCCAACCGAATCGTCAAAACCCGCAACGACATTCGCGGACTGAAAGGCGACCTCGCCAAGGCCACCCGCGAAGTCGAACGCCTCGACGCGCAACGCCTTGAGATGAAGACGCAGAAGCTCCCGACATCCGACCTATGGAAGCAGGAACGCGAAGCCGCAAAGCAGGTCACAGCAGCCAACAAGGCGCTCGCGGGTCAGGAGAAGGAGCTTGGCAGGCTCCGTAAGGCGCAGTCGTCGCTTGTGGACATCGCGTCCGATGGTGATGCGAAGCGTGTATCGAAGATGACCCGTCAGGTGCGTGCCCTTGAGGAGAGCATCGTCACCGCTGGCAATTCGCTGTCGAACTTCTCCAAGGCCCGTGACACGGCTTTGGGACTGCATCAGAAGCAGGAGACGTATGCCGACTGGTTCAAGGGCCAGCAGGTCGCGTCGTCGCGTTTTGCGAAGGAGATCGAGGCGCAGCAGGCCGAGATGGCCCGCGAGTCGAAGAAGGCTAGGGACGAGTGGTCCCGTCCGGTTGGCTCTACGGCCATCGCCCGCGAGCAGTTCGCGGAGTCGCGGCGTGAGGCCGAGAACCTTATCGACACGTATCGTGGCGTGCGCAAGGAGCTTGAGTCCGACGTGTCCGCCATGAAGCGGAACAACCGGAACTGGTTCGACCTTGACGAGTACAAGCGTACCGTCAAGATGCTTGGCGAGATCGATGACCGTATCGAGAAGCTGAAGAAGAGTCCGGTCACGAAGGCGACCCGTCTTGAGGGTTCCGATTTCCAGAAGCGTCTCGCCGACCTGTATTCGATGAACGGCGTCCGTAACCGTCAGGATATCCGTCTGCGGTTCGTCGCTGAGAATCTGCGTGAGGTCAAGTCGAAGATCGAGGCGTTCAAACGTCGCGGCGTCGATGTTCCGGTCACGTTGAAGGCCGAACTGCGGGAGATGTACCGGCAGCTGGCCTATTACCAGCGTCTTCTGAAGGATAATCCGAAGGCGCGGGTGAAGGTCGATGTCGAAGGTGATTTCGCCCGTCTGAACCGTGATATCGAACGGTTCGAGTCGCAGCGTGTGAAGGTCGAGTTCTACGAGGATGGCGCGGAAGAGATTCGCCGCACCATGCGGGAGCTTGAGCATAAGAGGCTTGATGTTCCGGTCACGTTGAAGGCGGAGTATTCGCATGTCGAAGCGGAGATGCGCCGGTATGCGGAGGCGTTGAAGGTCAATCCCGATGCGGAGATTCCGGCGAAGCTCCATATCGACAAGAAGCACGCCGAGGAGGAGCTGAAGAGGTTCCAAGAAAAGAACGACACCCTTGATATGGATGTCGATCTTGAGACCGCTTTGGCCCGCGCCCATCTCGCTTATTTCACTCGCCCACGCACGATTGACATCTTCGCCAAGTTCCATGGAACGGACATCGGCAAGATTCTCAACGGCATGACGTATGGCGCGTCCGGCTTGAAGGGTGTCGAGAACCAGTTCCAGAATCTTGTGAACCTGTTTGACACGTTGGACAAGAAGGTTCCACGTCTAGCGCTTGTCGGCACCGTATTGTCCGATATCGGCGCTGGTGCAGTGAACGTCTCCGGTACGGTCGGCGGATTAGGTAAGAGCATCGTGAGCCTTTCCAAGGCCGCTTATGCCGCTCCCGCCGCGTTGACTGGCTTAGGCGCTGTGTTCGCGTCCTTCAAGATGATCTACGGCGACAAGGGCGAGACATGGAGCAGCCAGATCGACTTCGCCAACACGAAGCTGTCACAGCTTTCCCAGAGCGTGCAGGATGCGTTCTATGGCAAGGCGAAGCCCGCCATCATGGATACGGCGAACGCGATAGGCGATTCGCTGGTACCGGAGATGAGCACTCTCGCCAAGCATGAGGGCGAGATAGTCGAAAAGCTCATGCTCGCCGTGAAAGCGTCCTATCAGGCGAACGAGCTGCCAGCCGTTTTCGACCGTGTGAACGAGTCGATGGATAATCTCGTTCCCGGTGCCGAATCCCTGATTGCCGCATTGTCCCATATCGGCATGGTCGGCGGCAAGTATCTGCCGCAGTTCATGCAATGGTTGAGCGAGGATGCGTCTTGGTTCGCCAAGTGGGCCGAGAACGTGATGGACGACTCCGACCGTGTTGACAAGGCCATGTCCGAAGTCAAGGAGCAGGCTGGTTATCTTGGCTCGTCCCTTCGCTCGTTGAAGGGTATCGCGCAAGGTGTGTTCACTCCGATTGCCCAATACCAGAATGGCATCGAGCAGTTCAGCAGCGTGTTGCAGCGTGCAGACCGTGCGATTAACTCCATGAGCGCCCAGGATACGTTGCGTGCTTGGGTGACTGGCGCTAGGGACGCCCAGAAGGGCGTGCGTGACGCTTTCGCCGATATCGGACATGCTGCGAACGAGTCGCGGAACGATCTTGCCGGTACGATGACGAATCTTGGTCAGTTGACCGGTAATTTCGTGGCCGACACCTCGAAGCTGGCTTCCGGCACTTCGGGTAGCATCCGCACGTTCTCCGGTGATGTGCGTGATGGTCTGAGCATGGTGACTTCCAGTCTCGCGTCCACGTCTCCGATGTTTTCGAGTCTTGTCCGCATGGCGGGCCAGTTGTCGAAGACGTTCGGCGGCACGCTTGCCAACTCGTTGAAGTCTGCCGCTCCCACGATTGAGGCCATCGCCAATGCGACAAGCGCGTTGAGTGACGCCTTCTTCTCGAAGCTGCCAGCCCCAATTCAGGGCATGTTGGGCTTGTGGATGACGTTCGGTCGTGCTGGCAAGTCAGCTTGGACGGCGTTGAAGAGCGGCGCTTTGGAGAACATTCAGAGCACGATGCAGTATCAGAACATGTTGCGCCAGTTGGGTGTGACGATGGATGGCACGAAGGTCAAGGCTTCCCAGTTGATTTCCGCGATGGCTCGTCTTTCCCGTAACGAGACGACGGCTGAGGTCACAGGCGGCGCGATGGCGTATGGCAATGTGGCGGGCTTGTTCACCGGCTCCGTCAAGGGTATGGAGCAGATGGGGGAGCAGGCTGAGAAAACCGCTTCCAAGGTGGCAAAGACTGGTCAGGAGGCCCGTCTTGCAGCCGAGGGGGCTGTCCTGTTGGGCAATAACGCCAGTAGTGCTGGCAAGGGTCTGCGAAGCCTGGACGACAACGCCGAACCCATCAAGGGCAAGCTTTCCGGCTTGAAGAGCGTCGCCAAGGATACCGGCACCGTCCTATTGGATATGCTTGGCGGTCCTACCGGCATCGCATTGACGGCTGGTCTCGCTGCCGCTGGCACGGCGTTCAGCGCGTATTCCCAGCATGTCGAACAGGTCAAAGCCAACATCGAATCGTTCAACGAGGCGGCTAAGGCAACGCCTGACGCTTTGTCAACTCAGGTTTCCTCGCTTGAGGGGTTGAAGAACCGGCTGGATAACTTCGGTTCCACACTGAAATCCAACTTCTCCACTTCGGATTCCTCTTGGGACAAGTTCTGGCGTGGAACGTCGAATGTGGATAGCATGTCTTCGGCATTGCAGATGCTCGGTCAGAACGAGGATTCGGTCGCACGCAAACTGTCCGGCAGCAAGAGTGACTACAACAGCTACATCAAGACGTTGCAGCGGATGACGACCCAGACGAACAAGCAGGCTTCGGCTGACAAGAACTCCGCGACCGTGTTCGATATGAGCAGTATGAACAGGCTTCAGAAGTCCACCAACATGCACGAGGCCGCGAAGACCGCTTTGGCTGACGCCCAGAACTACAACGATGAGATCGAGAAGTCCATCAAGACGCAGGCCGCTGCCGCTGGCAAGAGCGCTGGTTGGGTCGATCGTCTTCGTGATGAGGGTCAGGATTGGCAGTCCATCGCGGATGGGCTATTGAACGCCACCGAGAAGAAAGAGCGGTTGGCTACCGTGACAAGCTCTCTGGCTTCGCAGGTTGAATCCCAGCGCAACGCGAACATTCAGGCCGCTGCCGCGTCCAGCAGTTATGCGAAGACGTTGCAGCAGGTTGGCGAGGCGATGAAGACCGTAAATGATCTTCATTCCAAAGGCCAACAGGTTTGGGATGCCCAGAAGAAGGATTTCGACTATACGACTGAGGCTGGCCGTACCGCCGCCGACTCGTTGACCGCTTTGGCTTCCAGTTCGAATGATTACCTGAATGCGATGATTAAGCAAGGTAAGTCGCAGAAGGATGTGCTCGCTAAGCAGAAGGAATTGTCCAGCAACTTCAACGCTCAGGCATCTGCCGCTGGTTTGGACGCCGCTGCTGTTGACGGATTGAACTCAAGTCTGTTGATGACTCCGAAGGAAGTCACCACACAGATCAACGTTCAATCGTTGGAAGCGAAGGAGAACCTGGCGAATGTCGTTGACAGTATGAGCTACCTGTTCCCCGATGGGACACGTAAGCAGGTCAAGGATATTCTGTTGAACTCCATTTGGCAGGGTAAGACCGATGCCAACCAGTTGTCCGACATGGTGCAGAGGCTTTCCGATGGCAAGCATACGGTCGTGATTACCGGCGATAACAAGCTGGCGATTGTCGCGGCCAATGATGTGACCAATGCCGTCATGAAGGTGCCCGCGTTGAAGAAGGTTTACCTCAAGGCCATCACCGAAGGCAAGAGTGATACCGAGGCGTTGGAAGAGAGTATTTCTTCGATTCCGGCGATGAAGGATGCTTTTGTCAAGGCGAAGACCGAAGGCAAGTCTGATTTGGATGCGTTAAGGGATGCCATCTGGCAGGTTCCTGAGATTAAAGAAGCCTACTTGGAGGCGACTTCCTCTGGTAAGAGCGAGGTTGATGCCTTGAAGACCGCGTTGAGTCTGATTCCTCAAGAGACGTTGGCTCAGGTTTCCGCCGAGGTGACCGGCAAGACGGATGCTGATTCGTTGAATCAGGCCATCAGGAATATTCCGCAATTGTGGAACGCTTATCAGAATGCCATCCAGTCCGGTAAGGGCGGTGCCGACGCTTTGCATGATGCCATCAAGTCGATTCCTCTTGCTTGGGACGCCTATGAGAAGGCGACAGCCGAAGGAAAACCTGAAGTTGACGCACTAGCTGATTCAATCAGGGCTTTGCAGAGCAGGACTGTCACCGTCACCACACAGTTCGTCACTACCGGAAGCAACCAAGGTGAGCATATTGGATACGGTACGATTCCGAAGGCCACTGGTGGCCGTATTTATGGCCCTGGTACTGGCACGTCTGATTCTATTCCCGCATGGCTGTCCAATGGCGAGCATGTCATTCGTGCCGCTGCGGTGAACAAGCTTGACCGTACTGTCGGCCCGAATTTCCTGAACGTGTTGAACGCTACCGGTGATTTGGATAGGGCGGTGTCGCAGGCTCGCACGTCGTATGCGCGTAGTGCGGTTGATATGAGTCGTAGCGCGTATGCGGCTGGTGGGCGTGTGGAGAAGATGATGTCAGGCTTGTATGAGGTCAACGTTCAGGTTCCCGCAAGCACTGGAACGACTGTCAACCAGACGTTCAACACGAAGGTCGTCAGAAGCAATGACGACCTGTATGTTGCCGCGCCGATATTGCATCGGAACGCGTTGGCTGAGGCTAGGAGGTATCAGCGTTGAATGACGACCTGCCTGAACTGGTCGAATTGTCGAACGGGGTGGAAACGCTCACGTTTGACGGTGGCGGCAATGCGAATCCCGGTGACGATGTTCTCCTGATCGGTGAGGATGGTGTCGAGGGTTGGTTCGAGACGCCGGATGATAAGACGGTGATGAGCGAGCGGGGGCAGGGTGATGGGGCGCATGATGTGTGGGCTTCCGACATCCTGTATAGTGCCCGCGTGCTGACATTGCATTTCATTGTGTCAGCTCACGACCGTCAGGGTGTTGTCCGGCTTCTTAACAAGGTTCGCCGCGTGTGCGCGCATAGCAAGGTGCGGTTCCGGTTGAGGGATGCTGGCTACGACTGTTACACGACTGGACGTGCCGCCGTGAAAGCGTCTGCGAAGTATGCGCGTGACGGATGGTTGGATGATTGCACTCTGACCGTCACGTGCGAACGGCCTGAGATATTGAGCATGGATGAGTACACATGCCAGTTGAGCGCGATGCATGTGTCCGGCGGGAACGTCGGATTGCGGTATGGTCCGGGCTATTGGACCGAATGGCAGGGCGCGCGTAACGCTTCACCGAGCCTGATGCATACCGAGTCGAATATTGGTTTGCGTGGGTTGGCTTACCCGTTGAACTACGGGTTGAAATTGGATGGCGTCGGGTCGAACGTCGGATTGTTGTACAACAACGGCACTTCCCGCGCCTATCCGGTGTTCGTCGTGCATGGGCCTATGGATGGCGTGCGTTTGGATTTTCCGGGCACCCAGCAGTCGATTGTGTGCGATCAGACGGTCAGGGATGTGCCGCTGGTGTTGGATTGCCGCAGCCGTACCGCCCAGTTGGGTGGTCAGGATGTGAGCCGTCAGTTGGAGCAGCGTGGTTTTCCCACGATTCCGGCTGGCGGTTCGCTTCGTGTGACTTTATCGAATCTAGGCACCGGTTTCGTTGATTGCAGTGTGCGTGACACTTACATGTAAGGAGTTTTGAATGAGTACCGTCGCTTTGGGCGTGTCTCCCGATACCAATGGCGCTGGTGTGACACCTCTTGTGCATCGTCGCATCATCGGTGCCCAGTGGGCTAATACGGGATTGGTTGACGGGTTGAACGTCACCGGCCGCAGTGACTTGCGGTATAACGTTTCCGCTGGCGTGGCCGTCTGTAGCCGTGGCGATTCGGATGGTAAGACGCTCGCCTATTACGAGGGCGGTAAGACGAACGCCGTCGCGGCTGGCGACCCGTCGAATCCGCGTATCGACATCGTGTGGATTCAGGCCCATAATCTGATGGAGTACAAGGATTCGGACAATTATGTGACCGTTGGCGTCACGCAGGGTTCCCCGTCCGCGAGTCTTGCGGAGCCTACCATTCCGGCTGGCGCTACCATGCTGAGGAAGATGAAGATGCCCGCTGGCGCTTCGTCCACGGCCAGCGCGGTGCAGATGTGGAGCGCTGATTACGCGATACCGTATGGTGCTTCGTTGGGGAAGATTGGCGAGAATTGGGATAGGCGTGACATGACCGGCGATTCGACGGTCAAGAAATACTATTTTGAGCAGCAGATAGATTTCGATTTGCCTTCCGACCGTATGTTGGAATTGTCGTTCAAATGCAATCTGAGTTCCGCTGGCGCTACCTCGTGGGCGGATACGTCGCATCGTACCGAGTGGGCCATCGGCTTCCAGATCGATAACAAGGATTTGGACCATTCGTGCGCGAACTTCGTTTCGTATGGCGCGTGGGAGACGCATGAGACGTCGTATGTGACGGCTGTGAGCAAGGGTCATCATACGGCACGCTTGCGTACTTGGTTGCAGAACGGCAACGCCCCCGTGTTCCATTACAATGCGTCGCAGGACAACAAGGACGCCTTGTGGTGCGGACGCCGGTTCATCATCTGGGATAGGGGACAGGTGGTCTGATGACTTGGGTGGCGTACCTGTATGACACGGTTTCCGGCCAGTTGGCCCAGGAGATCGACATACCGTCGTTCACTTGGTCGATGACCGTTTCGGATTCGAGTTTTTCCACGACGAAGGACAAGGGAGTCGGCGATGACGAGGTGTCCGGCTTGGAACTGCCTTGGACGCAGATACCGGGCGATGACCCTGCCGCCCGTGCCGCAGCCTTGCAGCCGTACAAGCGTGGCCTTGTGTTGTGTTGGAAGAGCGTGTTGGATGACACCGCGTCGATGGGCACGCCGATATTGGCGGGCGCGTTGGGCGTACGCACGTCCAGCTGGCATGATGTGAGCGTGCCTTACGTGAGCATGATGGGCTTGCTGAACGACCGGTATCTGGTGCATGAGGATGCTTTCGGCAAGGATGCGGGCCACACGTCCAAACGGTCGTTCCGTTGGGAGAACCTGTCGTGGCGTGCGTTGGCGTGTGAGGTAATCCGCCAATGCACGAGCGTCAAGCCGGGCGGTGGACTGCCCATCGATTTGCCTTACCTGAACGAGACGGGCACGCATTCGCTGCCTTCCGATGGGTCGAGCGAGGATAAGAACGCTCCGAAGCAGAAGAGCAAGAAGCGTGTGAACACGGCTGACGGGTATGTGGAGACTTCCGTTGACGGTGACACGACCACGATCACGGAACAGCATGTGACGAAGAAGACGAAGCAGGTCACGGAGACTAAACCGTACACGTACAATACGCGCAAGGGCAAGGTTACGAAACAGCATACGACCGTGAAGACGTTGACCACGGCGCAGACCACGGTCGTGAAGAAGACGGTCACGAAGAACTACAAGGATTATTCCGAACGTACCGTGACCACGACCACCACCGTGTACTCGTTCGACGGGAACGGCAACCAGACCGGCAGCACGACTTCGACCGATGGGCCGCATAAGACGATGCTTCCACGGCAGACCGTCGTGGAATACAAGGATTTCAACGTGTCGAACCATCGCGCGGCTGACATTCTGAAGAATATAGCGAACGCGGATGGCGGGCCTGACATGCAGTTCCGGCCCTACTTGTCGGATTCGCAGCATGTCCGGTTCAGGTTCCTCGCCGGTTCGGACGGCGACATCTATCTGAATCAGGACAAGCGATTGAGTCTGTCGTGCTCACCGTATGGTGGCACGTTGGAGAACATCAAGATCGACCGTACCGCACCGTACATGCGCGTGTATGCGACCGGTGCCGGTTCGGATGCCGGAACGATGTGCTTCCAGAGCGAGGATTTGACTCTGGTGAAACGTCAGGACCCGTATCCGCTGCGGGAGACCACCACGAGCGACACGGACGCGAAAACGTATGAACTGTTGGCCGCTGCGGCTGACGGCATGTTGAACGCGAACCGTCAGCCGTTGATGCAGTTGAGCGGCGAGATAGACGTGAACGACTGCGATGCGATGGGATTGCCTTTGCATCCGTTGGGTTCGTTCTGGCCTGGGGAGATGTTCGACATCGCCATAGACGGCTTCCCTGATCTGCCGGACGGCGTGTATCCGATGCGGTTGATGCAGATGAGCGGCGACCAGACCGGCAAGATGACAGTGAAGTTCGACCCTGTGGCAGACCCGACCGCATGATATCAGACCCCACGTTTTCGTGGGGTTTTCTTGTACCCACCCCACGTTTTCGTGGGGTTTTCTGTTTTTGGAGTGTGCGTTTTGGCAGACCATGTTGAAATCAGACCCGATGACGCTTCTCTTCCGTTGACTTTGGCGGATATCGCCCTGCGTAACAGCAATATGCGGTTGACGTACCTGTCCGGCACCATCGCCGTCGATAACGGCGACGGCACGGAGACGTGGATTGGCGGCGGTGATACGGGTGCGGCGATGCCGGGCAGTAATGGCATCATCCCGTGGGTTGGCGATACGACGTCTCCGGGCAGGCCGACCGGTGTGACCGCAGTGTGTAGGACGGAATGCGTGTTCGTCCAATGGGACGGCACTCTTGAGGGTGGTGTTCCCGCCGATTTCGACCATGTGGAATTGTATGCGAAGCCTGATAGCACTGGTGAATCGTTGGATTTAGGCCAGTTGCGTGGGAAGGGCGAGCTTGCCACCGGCGTGCTGCCGGTCGGTGATGTGGTCGAGGTTTGGGCCGTCGCCTATGACAATGCGCATGACGTGAATGGCGTGTCCAAGCCGAACGCCTCCGACGAGTCGGAGCACGCGACCGTCATCATCGCACCTATCGTGTCGCAGCAGGATTTGAATGATACGGCGTCGGAGATTCTGGATGCCGCGAAGTCCGATGCTGCCGCTCAGGTGAAGAAGGTCAGCGACGGGTTGGATTCCGCCCGCAAGGATATCGCCGCGAACACTGACGCTGCGAACGCTTTGAAGAGCCAGCAGACCCAACTGCGTTCCGATTTGGATGCCGCGGCGAAGAAGATCGACGCGAACGCTCAGGGCGTCGATGCAGTCAGAAAACAGCAGGATACGGCTGACACGGCGTTGAAGTCTCTTGGCAAGACCGTCGAGGATAACAAGTCGGCTCAGGATGCGATCAACGCTCAACAGGCCGAGACGAACAAGACGATTGCCGCGAACAAGACGGCTTTGGCTGATGCGTCGAAACAGTTGGAACAGGCGAAGGCCGATATCAAGACGGGTCAGGCTGATTTGGCGGACGCTCGGGAGACTCTGGCCGACAATACGGCGAAGCTCGTTCAGGCTCAGAAGGATATCGCCGCGAACAAGACGGCTCAGACTGACTTGTCGAAGCAGTTGGCTGCGGCGAAATCCGACATCAAAGCCAATCAGGACAGTCTGACCGCCGCGAATCAGACGATTGCCGCGAATCAGACGGCTTTGTCTCAAGCGCAGAAGGATATCGCCCAAACCAAGTCCGATCTGACCACGGCGAATGGCGAGATCAGCAAGGCGAAGGAGTCGGCTGCGCAGGCGTATGCCGAAGCCCATAGCAAGAATCATACGTTTCGTGGGCCGGACGAGCCGAAGGACAATCTGATTGTCGGTGACTTGTGGCTCAAGACCCAAAAATATTGGACTCGCTGGAAGGGTGAGAAGAATAATTCTCCGAGCCTCTTGGCTGACTTCTACACCTACTGGCAGGGCGAAGCCAATAATTCTCCTTCCGTGCTCGTGCCGCTGTCGGATCGTGTGATTGACACGCTTGTCTGGGATGGTGCCGCTTGGAACCACATGGGCTATGCCGACGTGGAGCGCAATGCCGACGAAATCGCTCAGGCGAAGTCGGATATCGCGGATAATGCGGCTAAGACCACCGACGCGAAGAAGGCTGCTGAGAATGCCGCTGCCGCAGCGAAGAACGCTCAAGGCACAGCTGACACGGCCAATGGTGCGGCGAAGACAGCGCAGGACACCGCCAATGCGGCCAACGCTGCCGCGAAGAGTGCAACCACCACCGCAGGTCAGGCCAAGGATGCCGCCAATGCCGCCCAGACCGCCGCCGAAAGCGCGAAGAAGACCGCAGGCAACGCGGAGACGCTGGCTAACACCGCCAATGAGTCCGCAAAGTCCGCCAAGTCCGACGCGGCTTCCGCCAAGACGGACGCTTCCACCGCGAAGACGGACGCGGCCAATGCCAAGACCACTGCCGCGAATGCGTCCAGTGTGGCGACCCAAGCCAAGGCCACGGCTGACAGTGCGGCACAATCCGCCACC